GCAACCGCATTGGACTGAATTCACGTCAGTCGTGCGATATTGGGACAAGGCGGGCACCAAGGATGCAGGTGCCAATACGGCAGGGGTGAAGCTGGGGAAGGACCAGTGGAAGCGGGTGTGGATTCTGGACTGTGACGCAGGGCAGTGGGGCATCACAGAGCGGAACATGAAGATTGCCAAGACCGCTGAGGCCGACGGGTTCGAAGTGACCATCGGGGTGGAACAGGAACCGGGCAGTGGTGGCAAGGAAAGCGCGCAGACAACCGTGCATACGACGTTGCCGGGCTATCGCGTCACCATAGACAAAGTGACGGGAGACAAGGTGACACGAGCGGAGCCCATCGCGGGTCAAGTGGGTATCGGCAATGTCTACGTGCCCACGGGTGCACCGTGGTGGCCGGCCATGCGTGAGGAGATGCGCTTTTTCCCTTTCGGCAAAAAGAAGGACCGAGTGGATGCTCTCAGTGGTGCCTATAACATGGTGAACCCCGCGGTGAGGCGGCGTGCTGGCATTGCGTTTGCAGTGGGCACAGCTGAAGGAGGTACGCGGGGCGAGCCGGACAAGGGTGAAGATGATGAGGGTACGCGGGGAACCTGAGCGACAGTCCACGCTTGCTCCGTGCCGTGCTCTGATAATACAAGGGCACGTTCGAAGGATTGTATTGCAACACCATTAACCACATATCACATGAAGCACCTGACCTCGTTTCTATTCGTGCTGTTGCTGCTCTTTACCAGTGCAGCCCTGCACGCGCAAACCACCACCGCCGCCGTCGGTTCCAAGGTTACGTTCAGCGCCACTGCTGATGGTACGCCGCCCATCGTTTGGCAATGGAAAAAGAATGGCGCTGACCTGCCCGGCAAGACTGATGCTGTGTTTGTGATCTCGCTCGCTGCGACGGTTGACGATGCCGGGACTTATGCGGTCAGGGCCACCAATGCGTTCGGCTCTGCTACGAGTGATAACGCTGTGCTCGTGATCGGTGTGCCGCCCAGCAAGCCTGTCATCAAGACGGGGTTGAGTCCAGTGACTTCGGTTCGCAAGCAATCGAACGTGACGCTGGCTGTCGAGGTCACCGGCGATGCGCCGTTGTCGTACAGTTGGTGGAAGAACAACACCAAGTTCTACAACGAGACGAAACCGGCGCTGTCCCTGTACCGAGTCAACCCATCGAGTGCGGGGACCTATACGGTGGTCGTTTCCAACCCCCTCGGCTCAGCGCAGTCCAGTACCCGATTGTCGGTCCACTGACATGGACCGGCTGACCAATGAGGAACTGAAGGTTTGGCTCCAGTTCTACCTGCGCCTGATTGGCACGTGCATCGTGAATGGCTTCTTTAGCTGGCTGAAGGTATTCTCGGCCGGCATAGCTGCACAGGGCGCAGGTCTCATTGATATTCGCACGCTGGGGTGGAAGGGAGCGGGCTGGACGCTGTTTTCCACCCTGCTCGTCACGATATCCATTTCACTCTTCAGAAACCCATTGCCTGAGCCTACACCACCCCCAACACGCAAGGACACACCATGAGACGGACACTGATTACCCAGAACCAAGTGCTGGAGCAGGAGATGGTGGCCAATGCCATGCTCCTCCGTCGTGAGCTGCTGGAGAAGTTGATGGACCCACGGCGAGACATCAACAAGGAGTGCGGCTACCCTGAGACCATCGAGGTCTCGATGTATGCCTGGATGTACGAGCGCGAGGTGGGCAAACGGGTGGTGGATATCTACCCTGACGAGTGCTGGCAGAGTGACCCCGAGGTGCTGGAGGAACAGGGTGACGAGCACACGCCATGGGAGGAAGAGTTCATTGCGTTGGAGGAGAAGCACAATCTGTTCGAGATGATGAACACGGTGGACCGCATCAGTGGCATTGGCCGGTACGGCATTTTGGTGTTCGGGATCAACGATGGTAAGGAGTTGAAAGACCCGGTTGACGGAATCGACCCCAAGACGGGTGTGGTGAATGTCGAGGTCAAGCAGCCAGCAAAGCGGGAACTTCTGTATGTGCAGGCCTTCGACGAGTCGGTGGTCGAGATTGCTTCGTTTGAAGGCGACCGCAAGTCACCACGCTACGGTCAACCGAAGACGTACAATATCCGCATGTCACAGTCGGCCCAGGACGGCATCACAGCATCGTCTCCTGAGTACACCTCGGTCGTGGTACATTGGACCCGCTGTGTGCACGTGGCGGACAACTGCAAAAATTCGAAAGTGTTCGGTACTCCGCGCATGAAGTATGTCTTCAACCGCTTGCTGGACCTTCGCAAGGTGGGAGGAGGCAGTGGGGAAATGTTCTGGAAGGGAGGCTTCCCGGGGCTGTCGCTGCAGACTCAGCCTAATGCCTCAGGCACGACCGAGATGACGGCGGGGGATCTGAAGAGCTTGCGGAAGGAGATGTGGAACTACGAAAACGGCCTGCAGCGTTGGCTGGCGTTGACCGGTATGGAAGCCAAGTCGCTTGCACCGCAAGTGGCCGACCCGAGTGCGCACGTTGACATTCAAGTGAAGCTGATGTGCATGACGCTGGGTGTGCCTTATCGCATTTTCGTGGGAAGCGAAGAGGCCCAGCTTGCAGGTGCGCAGGACGAGCGCAACTGGAACAAGCGCATCAAGAAGCGGCGGAAGAAGTACGTCACGTCGCACATTGTCCGCCCTGTGGTTGAGCGGCTGATGGCGTTGGGGGTGCTGTCGTTCTTGGAAAAGTTCTTCGTGGAGTGGGATGACGTATTTGCCCCCAGCAAGAAGGAGCGCAGTGAAATCGCCAAGAACGAGACCGAGGCGATGACGAAGTATGTGTCGGGCAATCTCGACACGCTGATTCAACCGCTGGAGTTCCTGACGCACGTGATGGGGTACGATACCGACATAGCTGAAGCCATTCTCGAGAATGCGAACCTGCAGGACGATGGCACGCTTGACAGGCCGGAAGACCCCGTAGCGGCTGCTAAGTTGGCGCAGATTGAAGCTGGAGCGGGTGGTGGACGCTTTGCCCGCAACGTCAACGGGGGCGCATACGGGATGAAGAAGCGCAAGAAGAAGCGGATGATGAGCAGCTACTGATTTTTGGCAGACTTTTCTGGGGGTAATCAAGCTCCTGGAAAAACCAAACAATGAGCCAAACTGAGAAACAGACGGAACCGAAAGAGTACGCACGCACGGGCGAGGCGGTCATCGTTGTTGACGAATACGGGGTACGCCATCCCGGGTTGGTCACAAACGGCTGGGGTGGAGACAGTCACTTCTCTGCCATCAACGTGGTGTTCGTGGTCGAGGACATCAAGAAGACCGACGGGTATGGTCAGCAAAAAGACCACCTGTGCAGTTGCAGCCATGCCTGTTACCAAAGCGCCCCCGGTCGCTACTGGTACAAGGACGCAGCGTGGGCTCGGTCGACGGAGCGCGACGGTGTTGAGATGATTGCGGCGGCGAAGAAAAAGGAACACGACGACTGGTTGGCCGCGTCGGTGAAGAAGTAAAGAAAGGACACTGGAACAATGGGCACCCCAAAGGCACCTGTGAAGCCAGTCAGAACATAGTGATATGTCACGCAAACTCACAGACCGCAATCGCGACCACCCCCACTACCTGCTGAAGGAGTTCGAGGAAAACGTCTACAAGGCCCATCAGGGTCTCTCTGCCGCTGCGTTGGACAAGCTGTGTGAAACTGAGGCGATCGACCTCAAGCTGTCCCGCAAGCGAAAGATTGAAACCCTGTGTGCGAAGTACACCGTGCGGTGGAAGGAGAAGTGGCAGAAGACGCGGGGCTGGGACTTCGATGACATCTACGACCCGGTCAAGTTCAAGCAGCATGTGACGAATGACATGCGCAAGGCCGCGCAGGTAAAGAAGCAGCTGAACGAGCTCAAGATGCAGGCGTACGACCATCGTCCCCTCGACAAGGATGGTAACCCCATCGTGAAAGAGGTCTTCGACAAGATGCCCAAGGCTGAGCAGGATGAGATTCGGGAGAACCTGCGCGGCCGGGTGAACAAAATCATCAACAGCGGCTACGGTGGCATCCTGCCCAATGGGAACATCGTGGACCGGCGCGCTTACCCCGATGCAGTGCCGTTCCAGGAAAGCACGACGCTGGGTTCGCCCCCGCCCAAACCCCTCATCCCTGAACTCGCGGTCGCATGATTCAATTCTGCATCAAACCTTGCTGCAATCCGGTCGAGAACGCTCGAGGAAAGCCGGTGGCAAGGCGGGTGCGGGCAAAGAACCCACTGCGGCGGGACCCAACGCGGACCACGGGTCTTAGACTGCGGTTCTTGCGGGAGCTGCACAAACGCTTCGTAGAGTTTCGCCGGGAGCTGCGTCAACTGCTGGTTACGGAGGATGCATTTGGGCTCAACAAGAACTTTACCACCAAGCTCAAACTGAACGCTGAGCCAAGGCGCTGGGCGTTTGTGACTGACGACCGCAAGGTGACAGAGTTCCGGGACTGGCTGGACGACCGCATCAACAAGAACTTCCTCAACGTCAAGAACGGGACCGACGCGTGGACCGCCAAGTATATTGAGAGCGCCTACAAGCAAGGCATGGTGCGAGCATGGATTGACACGCACCGGCGGGACCTGGGTTTGTCCGGCAAGCAAGACTCTTACGAGGCCAGCAAAGCGCAGTTCCTTCGCGACAGTTTTGGTGCAGGGGAAGCAGCGTCCAAGCTGAAGCTTCTCATGACCCGCACCTACGAAAGCCTGCGTGGTATTTCGGGGCCGATGGCGACTGTGATGTCACGCACGCTGGCCGATGGTCTCGCGTATGGGTACGGCGTGATGCGCATTGCCAAGAATCTTGAGAACACGCTGGGGCTGATGGAAGCGCGAGCGCGTACGATTGCGCGCACTGAAATCATGCACGCGCACGCGGAGGGTCAGCTGGACAGCTTCGAGGAGCTGGGTGTGGAGGAGCTGGGCGTGATGGCAGAGTGGAGCACGGCAGGAGACGAGCGGGTGTGTCCCGTGTGTGCGCCGCTGGAAGGTACCATTCTCACTATAGCGGAGGCGCGGGGCATGATACCCCGCCATCCGAACTGCCGTTGCACTTGGATCCCGGCCAACGTGAGCGAGAAGGAGAAGGGACAGAAGCGGAAGAAGGGTACGATTGCTTCCGCTATCAAGAAGTCGCTGCGTCGTGAGACCGGTCTTAAAGACGATGATGCCGCCCGTGCTCGCAGTCGGTGGGTTGGTGCGGACAAGAACATAAGTGGAAAGAAGTCACAGACCCCATAAACATCTGATATGAAAACAACACTACTGATCGCAATCACACTGCTCGCCGCGGGCTGTGCTACCAAATCATTGGAGCTGCCCGGTGGAGTCAAATATACCAGCCAGACATTTCTGACCAGTTCCACTGCCAGTAAGATTGAGTTGAAGAAGACGGGAGTTGAGACCTATGATTTCAGCATTGGTGGGATGACGGCTGAACAGCAAAAGGCGTTGCAAGCAACGATGGCTCAGGCAGCGGACCTCCTGAAAACAGTGCCGTGAGCTTCGACGCTGAACTCAAAACCAGCCGGGAATCATGTCAGGCTCGTAGGGTGGAACCTGACTACGAAAACCTTAAACAACCCGGTGACTTCTACTACGGATTCAAAGACGGTAAGCCGGTGCAGATAACGATCTGGCAACCCGGTCTCAGTTGGTGGGTAGGAACGATTACGATTAACATAGGGGAGAGCAAAGAGCCGGGTCCGATATGGACCTTCAACGGGAATTTAGATAAACCCACTTTGGCTCCTTCAATTAAGACCACTACCACTGTCCCCACGGATGGCGTCAACAACTCACAAGAAATAGAGTTGTGGCATGGACACATGGAGAATGGATTTCTCAAATCCTGCTAGACTGTGAACATCACTCTATTCACACCCACGGGAGGCCGACCCGAGGCGTTTGCGCTGTGTGAGAAGTATATGGCGAGACAGTCGCACCCCTACTTCCAGTGGTTGGTGTATGACGATGGCGCTAAACCACATCGTCCCACGTTGGGACAGGAGTATCTCTACTGTCCGCAATACGCGGGGCCGAGCAGTCTCATCAACAAGATTTACCATGCGTTCAGTAAGAATGTTATCAAGGGAGATGCCGTAGCTTTCATTGAAGACGACGACTGGTATTCGCCACACTACTTGCAACGGATGGTGCGGGCCATGCGGGACAATACAGATGCCATGTTAGTGGGTGAGGGACACGCGCTCTACTACAATGTCGCGCATCGCTGGTGGTGGGAGCACGGTAACATGAAGCACGCCAGTCTCTGTCAAACTGTAGTGACGAAGCGCGGGTTCACGTTTGTGCTGCGCCAGTGTGCTTTCGACAAGTCCCCTTTCCTGGACGTGCGGCTTTGGCGCAACACTCCTGCCCGGCACATCTTCGCGCCACCTTGCGATAACGCCCGGATGCTGATTGGCATCAAATCAATGCCGGGGCGAGCTGGCATTGGCTCGGGGCATCGGAGGGAGACTCCGCCGAACCGTACTGATTACAACCTAGTGAAGTTGCGCCTCTTGATTGGGACTGATGCAAACCTTTATGAGCGATTCTATCAACACACTGAAAGCCCAACAGGGAATGTCTGAGTGCGGCCGGGCGCACGGACCCAACTGGATCAAATGGCTTGCCCACTTGGTCGGTCAACCCAATGTGCACGGCGGAGAGATAGGTACGTTCCGCGCTGACAGTGCTGTGTGGATGCTGGAGAACGTGTTCACGCACGAGACTTCCACCTACACTTGTATCGACCCGTGGTTGCCGGAGGGGTCGGCTGACCTTGCAGCAGCGGGGGTGGACTGCACGGACAACGAGCGCGTGGCAAGGGAGCGGCTTCGTCAATGGACTGACACGAAACGGTGCATCATCTACAAGATGCTCTCGGCTGACATCTTGAAAGCATTCCGCCGGGAATCGTTGCACATGCTCTATGTCGATGGCGACCATCGTTCCAAAGGGGTGTTGCAAGACTCAGTGCTTGGCTTTGACGTGCTGCGCGTGGGTGGCATTATGATCTTTGACGACTACGGCTGGAAGGTCATGCCCAGCATCTACGATCAGCCCAAGACCGCCATCAACGCCTTCGTGCAGTGCTACCAACGGCACGTTGAAGCACTCTCGCCGGCAGGTTGGCAGATTGCTTTGCGCAAACGGTCGTCATGAAAGTTCAGGTTCATCTTCTCACCTTCAACGAAGAGGAGATTCTTCCTTACACGCTGCGGCATTATACGACCTTCGCCACGAAGATCATAATTCATGATGGTTTCAGCACGGACCGCACGCGCGCAATCGCTTCATCCTACGGGGCGGAGGTGCGGGATTGGAACACAGGAGGCAAGATCAACGACAAACTCGCGCAACAGCTAAAGAACACTGCTTGGCAGGGGACGGACGCGGACTGGGTGGTCACAGCCGATGCAGATGAATTGATTTACTTCCCGGGTGGGGCTGCGCTCACTTTGGAGATGTATGAAAGGCATCGGGTTGCGATCGTGAAGCCTCACGGGTTTGAAATGTGTTCTGATGTGTTCCCCACTACGCAGGGACAGCTCTACGATGAAGTGAAGATGGGGGCAGCGGATGACAAATGGTATGCCAAGCCCATTCTGTTCTCGCCCAAGCGCATCTCTGAAATGAACTTTGGGGTGGGGGCACACACTTGTCGGCCTGTGACGAAGAACGGCAAGAATACGATGGTCCCGGCCATGCGCTCCCGGCCTTCTACCTACTTGCTGCATTGCAAGCACCTCGGTCCCGTGGAGCGTGTGGCCAAGGAATACCGAGCGGACCTGTTGCGCTTGTCCGACATCAACCGTCAGCATGGTTGGGGAAACCAAGGGGATGGTCTCGTGCACGCGCAAGAGAAGCGCGTCGGTATCATGTCCCGCCTACAGAGGGTCATCGAATGAACTATGCTTTGGTTCGCGTATGTTTGAACCGGGTCGAGCAGATTGAATATGACATTCGGCATAGAACCGAATACACCTTTGGGGCAGTGCGTGAGCGCAATCGGAAGTTGGCACTGCAGGTTCGGAACATTCTGTCGTGCTATATCGGAGCGCACGAGATCGCAAGTTACCTAGCACCCAAACCACAGATGCTTCTTGAGCCGATGCAAAGAGCTATGGCTCGTGATGCACACAATCGGTCGCTCATGCTAGATACCGGCATTCTTCTTCAAACTTTTGCGAAGACTGGTACTTTGCCTGCGAATGCGACTATAGGCAATGGAACCGAACACACCCAAATTGAACCCGCCCGGAGTTACCAAAGCGACAGTCACGGCACACATCCCTTTCGGAAAGATGGCGGCGATGACGTTGCCAAGATTGCAAGCTGAAGTGGCGCTGCGAGCGCTGCAGAAAGATGTCTATGACACTGCAGTATCCAAGGGCTGGTGGGACCGTGACCCTGTGATGACCGACGTCATTCGCTATTTGGTTGCCACCAATGCACCGGAAGAAATGATTACAAGGGCGACCGCTGCGGCTGAGCGGGACAAGGGCAATCTTGTTGCGCTCATGCACAGCGAACTCTCGGAGGGCCTCGAGAACCTGCGCCATGGAGAGGGACCCGATGATAAGATTCCGGAGTTCAAGGGCATCGAGGCGGAGCTGGCCGACACCATCATTCGCATCTTTGACATGGCGGAACATTTCAAGTACGACGTCATCGGGGCGCTGTTCGCCAAGGCCGAGTATAACAAGACCCGCGCCTATTTGCACGGGGGCAAGAAGTTCTGATGATACTGCCCAATCACGAACAGTGCAAGTTGGTGGTCGCCGAGATACTGGCGGAACCAAAGAGTTTCACTGGATACCTGGTTGACTGGGCTGGGTCAAATGTGCGCCGGGAGGAATTCACTGACAAGCAACGTGAGCTGATTCACAAGTGGTGTCGCGAATATGATTTTGACTGCATGAAAGGGTACACATGAAATTCAAAGTTTGGCAACGTGCTGAAGATGAATTGCTGCTTACTATGGTGCGCCGCCAACTGCCCATGCCCCGCATTGCCGCACGCTTTGGTTGCACTGTGGAGCAGATTGGGATGCGCCTAGAGGAACTGAACAAGGTAGTGAAGGCCATGTCTGCGCAGGACGCACTGCCTCAGTTGCCATCAAAGGAACAGGTGGCAGAGATGCGCAAGACCATGGACCCGGTCCAGCGTGCGTTCATGGATATGTGCACGTCGTACAATACGATGGGCGAGCTGTTGGAGTTGTTCAGCACGTTTGTCGCCACGAGGCTTGCACCGGAAGAGCTGGAGGCGATTGTGAAAGAGTGCTTCGAGGCCGATCGGCTTCCGGACGAAACCATCTACCAGAAAATCTCCCGTCTATTGTCTACACGATGTATTTTGATTCCCATTATGGTTGAGCGTACAACCGGTGATGTTCCTACCAACGAGGTCAAGGTCCAGTAGGTGAAGCGAGAGTCTACAGCACTCTTGGTTCCTGTAGCGTGTCCAGTGGTGGGATGTGAGAACGGGAGGGTTGCTATTGTAGTGAATAGGTATCACAAGGATTTCGTGGACTGTTTATTTTGCAATGGCACCGGACAAGTGACTGCAGGTGCTGCGAAACTATACATCAAAAACTCAAATGCCTCCCCCCGACCAAAAGAACACTCCCTCGTCTGAAGTAGAAGCCATGCGTCGAATTGAGAGTGCCGCATACGTGCGGGACGCGGCCTGGGTGGGCACGCTCTTATCGCAAGCCCAGAAGCAACAGTTCTATGGTGATATCGTGCTGCGCTTCGAAGATGGGGTCATCCAACGTGCCTTCAAAAACCAGTCGTTGCGCCCGCCGTCCGAGGGCTCTGAAAAAGGTGCAGGTTAGAAAATCCTTGTAGACAACCATTGAAGTACCCATATCGCTGAGTTAAGGTATTCTACAAGCGAAGCCGATCCTACCTGGGTCGGCTTTCCTCTTTCAATAATGAAAAAACTCAAAAAGCGGAGCGCGCTCGTTACAAACGAGGCCGCGACCGCCCCTGCTTTGCAGACGAATCAGCTGCAGCATTTCACGTGGAACCTGGCTACGAAGTTGGTCCGCAACGGGGAGCTTGAAGGACGCAAGTGCCTGATTGTTCCCATGGTGATGATGGTCGAGGGTGTGCACAATGGCAGTGGTGGACCGATGCTGTGGCCGGCCGACGAGTTGGGCAAGACTCCCGAGGTCTACAACCACAAGCCGGTTGTGGTGAACCATCCGGAAGACGCGGATGGCAAGGCCATCAGTGCCTGCACCGAGCAAGTGCTCAACACGCGCAAGATTGGCATTATCATGAATGCCCGGTTTGACGACCTGAACCGCTTGTGTGCGGACGCATACCTCGACGAGGAACGCACCAAGGAGGTCGACGTCTCGGTCTACAATGCAGTCAAGAAGGGCGAGCCGATGGAGTGCAGCACCGGCGTCTATACGGACAACGAAGTCAAGAAAGGTGTCTGGAACAACGAAGCCTACAACGCTATTGCCCGCAATCACCGGCCCGATCATCTCGCGGTCCTGCCCGATGCCAAAGGGGCGTGCAGCATGGCCGACGGTGCGGGGTTCATTCGGAATCAGGTGTTCAACAGCTCCCGCACGCTTGACAGTGCCGGTCTCAAGTTGGTCGAGACCGTCGTGCGTGACACGATTACGAATGCGATCAAGGAAGGCGGGTCGCTGCGCAAGTACGCCAAGAACCTCGAGGTGAATGAATCCAGCTTCGAGACCATCCGCAGCCTGATCTACAAGGCACTGGAAACCAAGTTCCCCAGCGACAAGGGGTATGCGTGCCCGTGGATCGAGTCGGTTTTCGACACGTGGTTCGTCTACTGCCTGGGGTCGAAACTTTTCAGACTGGGTTACTCTTCGAGTGACACCAGCGTGAAGCTCACGGGCGAACCTGCAGAGGTAGTTCGTGTCACGGAATATCGGGCCGCGCCCGTGAGTAACCAAAGCGCGTCCACACCCAAAACCAACAGAGGAAACACCATGGACAAAGAACAAATTGTCGCGGACCTCATCACCAACCACGGTTATGCAGAAACCGACCGTGGGATGTTGATGGGTATGGACCTTGCTGCGCTCACGCGCATTCAAGCCAGTTCCACCGCGACCCTGAACAAAGCCAAGACCACGACCGCTCCGGCGGTGAAGACGGAGCCGGCGACCAATGCCGCTCCCGCGAAGCAGCTGACCGAGGAAGAGTATCTCAAGCAGGCCCCTCCGGGCGTGCGTGCGGTGCTGGCCAACTCGGAACGCATTCTCAACAACGAGAAGGCGAAGCACATCGCGACCATCAAGACCAACGTCAAGAACAAGTTCACGGACGGCCAGCTTCTGGCGATGGACGTGGAACAGCTCTCGATGTTGGCCGATCTCGCGACCTCCGCGGTTGCACCCACGACGACCAACGTGCAACAGCACGACTTCGGCGGGCTTGGTTCCGGAGCTCCCATCGACAACGCTGCGGCGAAGGTCGAAGGTGCTGCGCTTCCCGCGACGTCGTGGGACTTCGACAAGTAAGTCTCCTCCCACTCAACCATCAACCAATCAATCTAGGAGACATCGACAATGGCTACCGATTATCACACAATCTTCCTCAAGGGTTGCCCCCGCTACGACGAAGCCGTCGCATCTGGGATCATCACCCCGGGCCAGCTGATCAAGATCGACGGCGACCTCAAGGTCCTGCGTCATTCCACCGCGGGCGGCTCGGCCGAATTGCTCATTGCGCGTGAAGACGCGCTGCAGGGCAAGTCGGTTGACGACAACTACGCGGTTGACGACCAAGTCGGGTTTGGCATTGCCAAGCCGGGCGACGAACTCGCGGTCATGCTCGACGCGGGTGAGAACGTCAACGAAGGCGAGTTCTTGGAAAGCGCCGGCAACGGCAACTTCCAGGAGTTCACGAGCGGCGAGAAGCTGTTCGTTGTTCTCGAGGCTCTCGACCTCAGCGCTTCAAGCGCGGTCGCAACCAGAATTCGTGCTCGGGCCATGTAAGGCCGAAGCGAAACAACCAACAACAAAACCACCCAAAAGGAATCCTCTAACATGGACTTCATTCTCAACGGGAAGGCACACGGTTCGGTCGCTTCAGCTCTGCTGGAATCGAACATGGACCCGCGCGTGCTTCGCCCCTATTCGATCGACGGTCGCGGTACCTACATCACCGTCACCAACAAGAGCACGGGCAAGGAACAGCCCGAGCTCATCAGCAACGCCACCGCGACCATGCGCAAGGACGAATGGATCCTTCTCGACAAGGCCATCGTCGCTGCGGCCAAGCCGCGCCTGCGGGCGGTGACCGAGATCCGCAAGCGGGGTCTCACGTTCACCCTCGATGGCATGGCCAAGACTGTTCTGCAGACGCAAACGCAGTCGGACATCACGCCGGCCGAGATGGCGATGAACCCGGTGCGGGAATCGCAGAACGACCGTCCCGAGTACGAGCTGGGCAGCATTCCGCTCCCGGTCATCTACAAGGACTTCAGCATCTTCCTCCGGGAGCTGAACGTGAGCCGCAATGGCGGGTCCCCGCTGGACACGAGCAACGCCACGCTGGCTTCCCGGCGCGTTGCTGAGCTGTGTGAACAGCTCCTGATCGGTACCTATGGGTCGTACAAGTACGCCGGTGGATACATCTACGGCATCATCAACTTCCCGGACGCTCAGAGCCAGGTGTTGACCAATCCGACCGACTCGGCTTGGACCCCGGCCACGACGGTGCGGGAAGTGCTGGCGATGAAGCAGAAGAGCCAGGACGCGTTCCACTACGGCCCGTGGATTCTGTTCAACGCTCCGGCGTGGGACGAACACCTGGACGACGACTACTCCGATGCGAAGGGGGACAACACCCTGCGCGAGCGCATCGCCAAGATCAAGGACATCGTCGACGTGGTCACGCTCGACTACATGACCGGCTACCGCATGTCGCTGGTCCAGTTGACCGAGGACGTCATCCGCGAGATCATCGGCATGGAAATCACCACCCTGCAATGGGAGTCGAAGGGCGGCTTGGAGCTGCACTTCAAGGTGATGACCATCCAGGTGCCGCAGCTCCGCAGCGACATCAACGGCAACAGCGGTGTCATCAACGGCAACGTGGCCTAAACGCTGCTTGCCTGTTCGTTTGTAGTGCCCGTCGTGCGACCCGCGGCGGGCACTTAGGTAGCAGGGTCAGACTCGTAACCTAAAAAGAAGTAACCCAATGAAGTTCGAACTCGTAGGCGGGAACCACTATGGTCCCATGTCAGCTGACGGCAAGAAAGCCAGTCGCAAGTACGTGAAGGGTGACATCGTTGATTTTCACGACGATCTGTGTGCGCTCTTCCCCAACAAATTCAAACGGCGGAAAGACCTCGAGATGGCGGCGTCGGGGGCCAAGCTCCCGGCCGAGGCTGCACCGATTGACACGAAGCCGTCCCGGCGCAAGATCGCCGCCGCAAAGGTGCAGGAAGACAAGCCCGCGGAGGATGACTTGGTCAACCCGCTGGGCGAAGACGTGACCACGGAGTTCCCGAAGGCCGCGGGGAAGCTCAAGGTCTTCAGGGCCGAAGACGGCAAATACAACGTGGCCGAAGACGGTGTGCCCAATGACAAACTGAACGACTCCGCGCTCAACAAGAAGGAGCTCGAGAAGTTCATCAAGTCGCTCGTGTAACCGATGCCACTGTGGAAGCCAGACAAGAGATGGACCGGCGCTGATGTATTCGTAATTGGCGGCGGAAAGTCCTTGTCTGGTTTTGACTTCACGTTGCTGCGCGGTCGCAACACCATTGGATGCAATGCTGCGTTCAAGCTGGGGGCGGACGTGTGCAACGTGTGTTTCTTTTCTGACCTGCCTTGGTATCATTCCTTCAAGGAAGAGCTGGCCAAGTTCCCGGGAGATGTGATAACGCACTGCCCGTCCTTGATGGTCAAAGGGGCGGGTATCCCTTGGTTGAAGAACCTCCCGCGGCAGAAGAGGGGGCTCTTCCCCAACGTGGTGGGTTTCGGGGGCAACAGTGGATGCTCGGCAGTTTCGCTGTCGTTGGTTATGGGGGCACAGCGGGTCTTCCTGCTGGGAATGGACTGCAAAGCTGATACCAGCGTTGATGCACACTGGCACCAATGGACCACGCAGGGGATTAACATGAAAGTCTTCCCCAAGTTCCTCGAAGGATGGCAGGCCATAGCAACCGACCTTCCCCGGGTGTTTCCCGGTCGCGAGATTATCAACCTCAATCCCGAGAGTTCGATTCCCTTCTTCCCGAAGGCTGAATTCTCACAGTATCTCAGCCATGCCACGGACAACCGCATCGCAAGTTGAACTCGTTGTTGAAGTTGATGCTGCTATCGACTTGGAAGCGTTCATTGCCGCTGCGAATGAAATCGTGACGGAGGTGTGCGTGCCGTTGGAGTACAGTGACACTCGGCTCGAGCTGATTGAACGGTGGCTGTCCGCGCACTTCTACAAGATTCGGGACCAAGCGGTTGCGAGTGAAAAAGCGGGTCCCGTGGCGGAGTCTTTCCAGCACAAGGTGGACCTGCTGTTGATGCAGACCAAGGAAGGGCAGATGGCGATGCTGCTTGACACCAAGGGTGGACTGGCTCGGCTGCAAAAGGCTTTGATGGAAGGCCGCATCAAGTCCGGTCTGAAATGGCTGGGTACTGCCGCGGGGGATGAAGAGGCCTACGCATGAGCATCATTGAACGCATGTGCAAGCAGGACGCAGTTTGGTGGGCACGGCAGCGTGACACCAACGGTGCTCTGGTCAACAGCGAAGACGGACGTCCCATGTGGGAGCTTCCCGTGCAAATCAAGTGTCGCTGGGACGACGAGATTCGTGAGTTCATTGGTCGGCACGGCACGCTGGAACACTCGATGTCCGTGGTCTACGTGGACCGGGACATGTCACTAGGCGACTGCCTCATGCTGGGCACCTTGGCCGATCTCGAGGACTCCAATGATAGCAACAGCACCAATGATACCAACGACAGCTCGGTCGAGGTAGTGTCAGGTGCACTTGAAATTCTTGGTTGGGCCAAAAACCCAAACATCCGAGCAACGAAGTTCCTGCGCACCGCCTTTCTCGGTCCCGTGCGCGCTCCCATGTAATATGGCCTCATTTGTTCACATCACAGGAGTCCGACAGGTCATAATGAACCTGTACCGAAGGGATGAGCGTTTCCGCCGGGGCGTTTCACTGGGGCTGAAGAAAGGTGGGCTGCACATCCAGCGAGCAAGCCAGCAGCAAGTCCCCGTGGAGTTCGGTCCGCTGAAGGCATCGGCTTTCACTCGTTCCACTGGTACGGGGTTTCAGACGCAGGTGACCGTGGGGTATACTGCGTTCTACGCACTGTTCGTGCACGAAGCCAAGGGCACGTGGAAGGGGCTGCAGCGCCTGCCCAACCCCCCGCACAAAGGCCGATATTGGGACCCGCAGGGCAAGGCGCATCCGAAGTTCCTGGAAATTCCGGTGCGGGAAGAGAAAGACAACGTGACTGCCATTGTGCGCCGTACCGCGTACGACTACCGATGAGCGCTTCCCCCGCACAAGTGTTGAAGAAACTCCTGCTGGACGAGAGTTTGGTGAATGCGCACACCTCGGCCACCTGGCCGTGTTTCATTAACAGCATGCCTGACACCCCGGACAACGCCGTTTGCACAATTGACACGGGGGCGGAGAAACAGGGGCGCATCATGCGGACCGGGGAAGTGATTCAGAAGCCGGCCGTTCAAATTCAATTCCGCGCAAAGACTTTTTCGGAAGGGTGGACCAAAGCCAAAGCAGTGGAAGCGGTACTCGACGCGCTCTACCGCAGGTCAATTACTTTGGAGTCCATCGACTACATGCTTCATTCTGTCAGGCGTCACAATACGGTCCTCCCTCTGGGGGCTGAGCCAGGCGGAAACCGACGTGAAATGTTCTCCTTGAACATCCTTCTCTCGCTCAGCTAACCACCAACCAAAACAATACCATGAGAATCGACGACGGCCACCAGACGCTGATTTCCTTCAGCCTCAACGCCGGTGTGAAGCTCTGGGAGAAGGCTGTCACTCCTCCCGGCATTTCCGCTGGCGGTCCCACTGATACGACCACGATGCGCAATGAGATTTGGCGCACGAACGCTCCCAAGCACCTCAAGTCCCTGACCCCGATGTCGTTTACGGCGGCCTACGATACGGCGGTCTACGTGCAACTGCTCGCGATGATCGGCGTCAATCAGGTGATTGAAGTCGAATTTGCGGACGGCAGCTTGCTCCAGTTCTGGGGTTGGCTGGACGAATTCACGCCGGGTGAGAACGTCGAGGGTGAACAACCCACGGCGGACTGTACCATCGTGCCCTCCAATCAAGATGCTGACGGCGCGGAGATTGCGCCGGTCTACATCGACTCCGTGGGCGACACGAACGACACTGACAATCCTTAACCCAACCGGGTCAGGTGCTTAGAAACCAAAAACGAAAGAACCCAATGTCACTCAAATTCACCCTCAAACTCAAAACCCTTCCGGTCGAGCTCGACGAGAAGCAATACACGCTGACTGAGCTCACAGGTCAGCAGCGTGATGCCTATCTCAACGTCTCGGCCAATCGCGTTAAGATGGACGAGAAGGGAAAGGTCACCGGTATCAAGAACTTTGATGGCCTGCAGACCCATTTGCTGAGCCTGTCAATGCGGGACCCGCAAGGTCAATTGGTTCTCGAGACCGAAATCAAGGGCTGGCCGTCTACGGTGGTTGAAGCATTGTATGCTGAGTCGCAGAAGCTCAGCGGTCTTGCTACAGGAAAGGAAGCTGGTGAGGAGGCAGCAAAAAACGTCTGACGGGCGAACGCCGAGACTGGTTCACCCTCGCGTTAAAACTCCACACCCCGCTTCAGGAACTCCAGGCTAAGACAACGAGCACGGAGTTTCTGGAGTGGAAGGAGTTTTTACTGCAGGAGGCGAATGCGTTTGACCCTCTTTATCATTACTTGGCTCAGCTCACTTGTGAAGTGCGACGCTCGTGGGTGAAGAACAAAAAGAAACCAAGACTGAGTGATTTCATTATCAAGTTCACGCGCAAGACACCAACCAAAACTGTACTAACCGAAAGCGAACGCAAAGCACACATCGCATCTTCGAAACAGGCCTGGAAATTCACAGTAGGCATAGATAGACCCAACCACAAACGCCGGAAGAAAAAATGATTGCAGGCACCACTTCACTCGGGACCTTGGTAGTTTATCTGCAAGCCAACGCGTCGCAGTACCAAAGGGCAATGAAGTCGGTGGAGATGGATACGGCAATGCGGATGGAGGCTGCAGCACGGGCAGCGAAATATGCATCGGTCGCAATCGCAGGGTCAATGGCGCTCATCAGTGCTGCAGCCGTGCGGGAGTTTGGGAAGTTCGATGCAGCGATGGTCAAGTCGCTTGCCATCATGGGAGATGTTTCGGACCAGACCCGAGCACAGATGGAAGACACTGCTCGAGCGATTTCCCGGAGCAGCATTACTAGTGCGGAGAAAGTGGCAGAGTCGTACTATTACTTAGCATCGGCGGGTTTCGATGTGCAACAGTCAATGAAGGCCCTGCCGCTGGTCGAGAAGTTTGCAGTAGCTGGTATGTTCGATATGAACCGAGCGACGACACTATTGGCCGATGCCCAGAGTGCGTTGGGGTTGCGGACCAGTGATGCAGCGAAGAACATGCTGGGGATGAAGCGAGTGGCCGATGTGCTGACGAAGGCGAACATCATGGCTAATGCCTCAGTTGAGGACTTCTCGGAAGCACTTACTACCAAAGCGGCGAACGCTTTGCGGTTGGTAAACAAGGAAGTGGAGGAAGGTGTTGCGGTCCTGGCCGCGTTCGCTCAGCAGGGCATCAAGGCTGAGGCAGCGGGTGACGCGTTACACCAAGTAATCCGCGACCTGCAGCGTGCGTCCATCAAGAATCGGGAAGACTGGGACGATTTTAACCTGTCTATTTTTGATGGTGCGGGTAAGATGCGTCACCTGGCTGACATTGTTGAACAACTTGAAAAGGCGTTGGGGCCGATGAACGATGAACAGCGACGGACCACGTTGATGATGCTGGGCTTCCAGGATCGGTCCATTAGTGCGACGCAGGCGTTGCTGGGATTGTCGGGACAGATTCGCAAGTACGAGGAAGGGCTGCGTAATGCAGGCGGCTTGACCGAGGATGTGGCGGGCAAGCAGCTGAAGAGCTTGAATGCGCAGTTCACCATCTTGCTGAACAATGTAAAGGACGTGTTGATCACTTTGGGCGGTGACCTGATCTCGATTGTGCGTGCTCTGGGATTCACTTTTGGCAACACCAAGACGAATCTCGAGGAGCTCAACAACCAGTTGTCCACGGGGGCACTTTCGCTGGAGCAATACAACACCAAGACGAAAGAGGTTTTGGGTGAGCAGCAGAAATGGGAAGAGTCGACCCGCAAGGTGCGTGACACAATTGTGGCTTTGGCATTGACTGCGACCACTGTTTTCATGGATGTCGTGCACGGTTGGAAGTTGATTGTGACCGCTGCACAATTTGGCGCTGCAGCCTACAAACTTGCGGTATCGGGTGCGATGTTGGCGGCAGGCAAGTTGGTGGAGGCGAACATCAAGATGTGGAATGTCGCTATCAACAAAGTGATTGGCGTGTATAATGTCGCCAAACGCCTGATGGGTGACTTCAGCAAGCCGGTCGAGCCGATGAAGTTTGATGGTTTCGACTTTGTCAAAGAGCTCGAGAATGACACCAAGGCTGCGTTGAAAGATGTGGTGGCGTTGGGCAGTGCGCTGGATACGCTCATCAAAGATGGGAAGCCCAGTGATGACTTTCTCAAGCGGTGGGAGGAACTGCAGCGCAAACTCAATTTTGGAGCTGAGAAGACCTCATCAGTTTGGGCTCCCGTTGTGACCACCTTGCGGGCTGTGCAGACGAGTGCACGGGGTGCGGGAGAAGCTATCACGTTCCTGAGTCCCGAGCTGAAGAAGTTGCGGGACATGCTGGCGGATCCATCGGCTGCGGTTTACAATGAGCAAATCAAGGAACTGGACAACGTGATGCGGGCCAGTCTCGAGTCGGTCAAGAAGCTTGACGCTGCGCTTGCCGCTGGGAAGATTACCCGGACGCAGTATGATGATGAGATGGCGAAGAACGTGCTCTCGGCGTATGAGTATGACGAGGCACTGCAGAAGCTGTTGGCCACGCAGAATCAGTTCATCAAGCCTGTGGGCGGTCTCAGCCAGGGTCCGTTGAAGGATATGACCGGGGACCCCATCATTGATCCGTTCATTGAAAATCATAACGAGCTGTCCCTGCTCGAGAAGTCATTTGAAGAGAAGATGAAGGTGGTCGATGCGTACTACGACCGGCAGATCAAAGCGCAGGAAGGGAACATTGCGGAGCAGACTCGGTTGGAGCAGGTGCGGAACGCCACGCTGGAGCGGATGTCGGAGACGTACATCGCCAACATTGATGTTCTCGAGCGCAAGCGCACGTCGCTGATTCTGCAGAACAGCTCGGCCATGTTCGATCAACTTGCCAGCATTTCGGAGAACGCATTTGGCAAGCAGAGTGCGATGTATAAGGCGTCGTTCGCGGCGTCCAAGGCCTTCGCTATCGCTGAGGCAACGATGAACATGTATAAGGCGGGGGCGCAAGTGATGGCCGATTCAGCATTGCCCTTCTACGCTAAGATCCCAGCATACTTGTCCATCATTGCAAACGGCCTCGGTATCATTTCGAACATGCAGGCCATCGGCATGTCGTTTGAAGGTGGTGGGAAAACTGGAGGTGGATCACGCACCGGCGGGTTGGATGGCAGGGGTGGGTTCATGGCCATGCTGCATCCGCAGGAAGAGGTGGTCGACCACTACCGGCGGGGTGGGATGGAAGAACCCGATCGTGGGGGCATCACTGTGCTTGTGAATCAGACCTTCACGGGTGGGGTCACGCGGGAGGACCTAGCCCGGCAAAGTGAAGTCACCAAGCGCGAGACCGTTGGGGCCATTTGGGATGGCATATCTCGAGGTGGGTCACAGCGGCAAAACTTCAAACGCTAGACCATGCCTATCACCTATCCCATATCACTTCCAACGCTGCCGGGCTGCATTAAGTTTACCTGGACGCCGGATTCGGCTGTGGCGCGTCAACCCACTGAGTTTTCATTTCGCTCGAAGGTGTATGCCTGGGATGGGCAGATTCGGCGGGCGACGGCGGAGATAGGAGTGATGAACAGCATTGTCCAAGCCCGAGCCTGGCAGTCGGCTTTTCTCAAACTCAACGGAGTGGAAGGCACCTTTCTGTTTCAGGACCCAAAGGCGGCGGACCATCGTGGGGCATTGACACTGAGCACATCCCTAGCACCCAAGGTCAACGGGGCGGGACAAAACGGGTCGGATCTCGTGACCGATGGTTGGCCCATCAATGTCACGGACATGCTGCTTGAGGGGGATTACATCTCGGTCAACAGTCGGCTCTACCAGTTGCTTGAAGATGCGTCCAGCAACGGGACGGGCGATGCGACCCTCTCCATCTGGCCGCACGCACGGAATGACCTTGCTGACAATGCTGACATCACGGTCGGGATTGAGGCGTTCGGTTTGTTCAGGTTGCTGGAATGGCCGGAGTTCGCAGCGGACGTTGAGTATTTCATGAACGGCTTCAACTTCAGCTTCGAGGAGGCCATCTAGTGCCTTCTGAACGCACACTGTCTCCCGAGGTGTTGGCAATGATTGCGGCGGAGTTGCTTGAGCCGGTCGTGTTCCTGTTTGCTGACTTCCCTTCACAGCCCCGGCGTATCTGGACTGGCAAGGGCGATTACAACGACGGTACCAATGTTTGGACGGGAGTGGGGGGTATTATAGGCATTGAGTCCATTTCGGAGACGGTAGACACGGGAGCGCAAGGTCTGAAGGTTTCACTCAATGGCTTGGACCAAGACCTAGTGAACCAACTGACCAGTGACGCCTATCAAAAGGAACGGTGCGAAATTCTTTTGGGGTTTTGGGACCGCACCAGCACCAACGCCCCTGATATCGTAATGCTGCCTGAACCGCTGTGGCGCGGAGTGCTGGATGCTGACGACGTGATGTTCTCGGCCAAAGCTGCCAACCTGACAATCTATTGTGAACATCGCTTGGTCGATATCCTGCGCAAGCGCGAATGGCGATACACCGATCGTGACCAACAGCTTCTCAATCCCGGGGAAGGTGACACGGGCTTGAGTAAGATCGAACAAATTCAGGATCTCGAAATCACGTGGGGACGCACACAAGCATGAACCTGACCAAGCTACCCGGCTGGGAAACCAGACTCCAATCCTACTTTGTTGAGCACATGCGACATTGTTTCGACCGGGGCGTGTTCGACTGCGTGCGGTTTACTTCGGGGGCAGTGTTTCAAGTGGTTGGGATTGAGCTGGCTGATAGTTTTGTGTCAAAGTACCGGAATGACGAAGAGGCGAAGGAGCTGCTTCGCAGTTTTGGGGAAGACGGTTTCTACAAGGTGGTGAGCCAAGTGCTCACTGAAGCGGGCTTTGTTGAAATTAACTGGATGCAAGCGCATCGGGGTGACCCCGTGTTCATTGCCACATTACCGGGTGAGACGGATGATTGGTGTGGGGGGTTGGGGGTATGTGCGGGGACACACGCTATGACCCCGGGCCGAAAAGGGTTGCTGTCGGTACCAATGAGACGAACCCGCTGCGCATGGAGGGTTCCGTATGTTTGAAATTCCCCTAATCTTCGCAAGTGTGGTTGACATCATTGTGTTTGCGGTGATGGCCATTGGGGCGGCCGTTTCGTACACGTCATATCAAACTGCGCAAAAGGCAGCTCGGCAAGCAGCGCAGCAAGCCACACAGAAGCAGCGGGGCGTTCTATATCAGGTGCGAGCAACTGCGATGCCCCGTCGACTCATCTACGGTCGCACGCGGGTAGGTGGGATTGAAGACTACGTTGCGGTCAGCGGGGCTGAGAACGAGAAGCTTCATTACATTTTGATCTGGGGTGACGGCCCCTGCGAACAGATGGAAGCTCTTCTGTTCAATGGTAAAGGGGTGCACGTGGAACCCATTGATAGTAGCAATCCGGACATTCTGGTACCGGTAGTGGGGAGTCCGTACCACGGTCTAGTTCGATGGGAAAGTGAGCTGGGTGATAACCTACTGCCGCCCGCGCACGGTCTTGGTATCATTCCCGGTTGGGCCGAGTCGGATAAACTGCGGGGCATTTGTTATTCGTGGGTTGAACTTACCTACGACCCGGAAGCGTTTCCAAATGGTGTGCCACAGATTGGTGCGATCTTGCTTGGTCGAAAAGACGTTTGGGACCCGCGAGAGTCGACGGTCAAGTACACCAACAACGTCGCGCTCTGTCTCAATCACTACCTCACTCTTGAACGTCTCGGTCCCGGTTTGATTTATCCAGATGAGGTGGGTGAGGATGAACTGATTGCTGCGGCCAACGTGTGCGAAGAACTGGTGTTGGTCTCGTCTGGCAGTCCTTCAAACTACGCCAGCGGGGAAACCTACTTTGCTGTGCCAAGGTATGAGTTTCGTTACACCTTTGACGGGGTGATTTCGTTAGAGCATGATGGAGAAGAGATCATTCGGATGTTCCGTACAGCAATGGCCGGAACGACGGTCTACGTCGGGGGCAAGCAGCGCATCTACGCGGGGGCTTACCAGATTCCCACCTTCACAGTCGACCAGAGCATCATTGTGGGACCGGTCTCGCGCAAGACGCGGCAAAGCAAGCGCGACCGCTTCAACACTGTGCGCGGAGTGTATGCGACCGAAGGCACGCAATGGCAACCCACTGACTTCCCGGCCTACGTGGACTCCAATGCCCTTGAAGAAGACAAGGAAGAGCTGGCTGAAGATGTCGACTTGCTGAACACTGATTCTACACCCAAGTGCAGACGGTTGGCCAAGATCTTTTTGCTGCGTTCCCGGTTCTCGAGGCAGGTGACGGTCCCCTGCAATATCGAGGCCCTCCGTGCACAACCGGGACTGACCGTAACCTTTGATTTCCCGAAGCTTGGTTTCGATAACACTCCCATGGATGTCATGTCGTGGGACTTTGTCATTCAGGACCGCAAGATTCAGATCATGCTCAATTTGCGGGAGACGGACCCGAGCGTGTATGAGTGGGAAGATGACGGGGTAGGTGATAACTTCACCAATCTTACCAACTTCCCACCCCCGCCTCAGAAGCCCCCGGTCTACAAGGACCTTTTAGATATCGTCCCATCCACAGTTCAGCTCGAGTGTCAATCTCGCGGAGACGCTCTAGCGGTATGTGGATTCAATGAGTTTACATGGGAAGGGCAGCTCGCCGGGTCAACACCTCCCAAGAAGTATCGCAAGAGGTTAGTGTCTGGGGAAATGGATATTGGAAAATACTTGTCGATTCCTGATGGGCTAGGAAATATGGATCCAAGTGGGCCTGATTATGACGACGGGGCTAATCCTGTGGTGCCGGGGAACACGATACTGGCGATGACCTCGGATGAGTTGAACATCGGAAGCGGTGTGATTGTTCCGGGGGCTTTGCTAGGAGGTGGTGATTTAACGTCCAATGTAATAAGACAATGGACTCAATTTTCAATTAGCGGGTTCTGCACTTTAACCAGGGTAGGCTCTACGTTCTGTGAAGTAGAGTGCCCAGATGTGCATCATCTGGCACCGGGGGATATGATAAATGTTTCCAATTTCAGTGATGTGGCGTATGATACTTTGGGGGGGATTCGAACAGTGTCGTCTATCATATCTCCGTATATTTTTAGGTTTGACAATCAATCGACTAACGGAGGACCCGACACGACAAATACGAATGGTATTGATTACTCTCCTCCCGGTTCAGCTAGATACCTATCACAGTTGGCCCACCCAAGCACACAATCAGTCAGTGGCGCCACTGTCACTTGCTGTTCTTCAACTTATCCGGGGTCTGGTCCACAGTCCGGTGATGTGGCGGTATATTACTTTTCCAATTCGTACTATTGGGTAACAGTGCGATTGACTTTGGATTCGGTGGATTTTGACACAGGGTTGGCCCATTACACGTTTGATGGATATACCATAGGACCCGGACAGACTGCTCCTCCCGGCGCTATGCCGCCTCCCACTAACTACGCCACTTTGATGGGATACGGCCCTATCAGTGCTGGATTTCAGTTTACTCAAAACATCGGAGCCATTTTCACCATAGCGGTTTCCATTCAAGCGATTTTTGGTTGGGGTATCGGGGCTTGGAACTATGAAGCCGGGGTAAATAGATTCACTGACACATGGGACATTGACGAGCGGTACAGTCGGGAAGATTGTTCTTTCAGTGTAATCAAGCACGAGACATCCAGACTGATAGAGGGCGGAGGTCCGGGAGATGAGTCGACACCAATTCCGGGGTTACTTCCTATCTATGACCAGTACGAGCAAGACGGAAGACCTGATTTGTTCTATCAGCCTTACTTCACCTTGTTGGTCAGGATGGAGCCTTACTACGTTGAAACCATCACAGACTTGACCCATCGCACCACGGAAGGGATGCAGTGTTGCATAAACGACAGTGGGTTTGGGGTGGCGTCAATTCAGGCTGATGGAACTGTAGTGGAATCTCTGCATGAGGAAGATGACGACGACGACGCTATTTACCGGATGCGTAATGCCTATCCTTGGGCTGGACAACCATGGGTGCCATGCGGGACGTACCCCTGCTGTTCTACTATTTATGAGAGTCGCACACAATTCATTTTTGAGTATGCGGAAGCTAAAGTACGCGGCACGATAACCTTCCCCACTATCAATCCAGGTGACTACGTGATGGTTGAGATAAACATCAGCAAGAAGGACCTGGCAACAAACGTGGTTTCCCTTGGCACAAGTGAGACGTTTGAAGCTACAGTTGAAACGGGAGGTTCGGTAGACATCCCTGAGTTTGAAATGCCAAACGAGGTGGGATATGAACACTTCATTTCAAGTGTGGTTTGTCGGTCTATTGCCGTATGATCATATCGCATACATCTGTTAGGCTTCCTTCCCTAGGTCGGCGTGCGGTCAATCTAGCCGGGGCAAGTGTGCAAATTGTCAAGTCGCGGTTTGCACGGGCCCCGGAAGAAGTGCTATCGATGCGGATGGAGATATGCACGACCCGCTGTCCGGGTAAGAATTGGGACCCTACTGCCTATCGTGGAAGTGGGGCATGCACCATTTGTGGGTGTGGGCGAAGGAAGCTTGCGTGGTCTACGTTTGTGTGCCCTATCGGGGCATGGGGAAGATACGATACACATGCCAACCTTTCCTAGAATAATCCCTCTATCGGGTACCGACCTGCAGCGGCAGTTCATTCAGTCTCATGGTCGTCTGCTTGCAAATGAACTGCACACGACGTCCGACCAGAAGCGGGTCTTTTTAGAGGGCACGATTGTCGCGCCCGTGTTTCACGGTGCTGATTTGTCCGTAGGTGATGAAGCAACGATGTTGGCGCTGCATGAGACGTCGGACCGTAGCGTGCATCCATTCGATATGTGCTTTCGCACTGACATTGGTGATACTGGTGCAGTTTTTGTCTGCATCTCAAATCGAGGTGAAACGATTGACGATTGGCTCCAATTTCCCGTAGGTGGAGGTAGCAGTGATGACGGAGTAATTGATGGCGGTGATGCATCGTCAGCCCTTACCGATGTGATTGATGGCGGCGGTTCTTACGAACCTAGTATTGAGATCGAGGGCACTCCTCCTCTATAACCCATCCGTACCTTTCTATATGAGCACAATTTTTCGCAAAATGCTACAGCGGCGGGACACGGAAGCTAACCTAGGCGCCGTGGTGCTGGATGAAGGTGAGTTGGGTTGGTACTTCGACACGAAGCGTCTGGTCATGGGTGATGGTACAACTGCCGGTGGTGTTCCTATCATAACATCAGGACAGTCGATTACCACATCAGGGTTGACGATGTCGACGGCAAAGATCCTTGGTCGTACGACTGCTGGCACTGGAGCAATCCAGGAGCTTGCGAGTGTGCCTGCTACGCTGGGCGGCACGGGACAAACGAGCATCACGCAAGGCGACCTGCTTTACGGCAGCGCCACTAATACCGTGGGCAAACTCGCGCTTGGTGCCGCATTGTACGTGCTGCGAGTAAACGCAGGAGCTACCCAAATGGAATGGGCGGCACCTGCTGCGGTAGTGGCTGGTTCGGATACCCAGGTTCAGTTTAACGATGCTGGAGTGTTGGCCGGTGATGCTGGGCTGACGTATAACAAAACGACTGACACCTTGACCGTGGCGGGTCTGTTGAAAACCGGCAGTGGCCCCACCACATTGACTGATGCCACAGGAAAGATTCTTAGCGCCTCCCTCAATACAGTAGCCGTGGCGCAGGGTGGAACTGGATTGACCGCATTGGGTACAGCATTGTACCTGTTACGAGTAAATGCGGGTGCCACTGCTTTTGAGTTTGTAGCTCCTTCCGCCACGGTAGCCGGGTCAGACACGCAAGTTCAGTTCAATGATAGTGGAGCTCTGGCAGGTGACGCGGGGTTGGTCTATAATAAAACCACTGACACTCTAACCGTGGCCGGCTTGCTGAAGACAGGTAGCGGACCGACGACGTTGACCGATGCGGCTGGTAAGATTCTATCGACGGCGTTAAATACGGTGGCGGTAGCACAGGGCGGAACGGCGCTCACGGCCCTTGGAACTGCTTTGTATCTACTACGCGTCAATGCCGGTGCGACGGCGCTTGAATATGTCAACCCGACATCTCTGTCCACTTCGGCTGGCGGTTCCACGACGCAGGTGCAATACAACAACGGAGGCGCCTTTGGTGGTATCACGAATGCCACTACAGACGGCACGACGTTGACGCTGACCTCGCCGAAGTTAATTACGGCGCTGAATGATACCAACGGGAATGAGATTTTCAAAGTCACGGCGACCGGCTCGGCGGTAAACGAGTTCACCATCACTAATGCTGCTACTGGAGTTGCACCTATCTTATCCGCCACAGGCGGCGATACCGACATCAGCATTTCACTAACTCCAAAAGGGGCAGGGGTTGTGACGGTCAATTCCAGCTTAACGGTGTCCCCGGCCAGTGGTGACTCAGTTTTGATGATGAAAGCGGCAGCGGGCACATCAACATGGATGGACTGGCGAGCAAATAACTATGCAGGAGCGGGCGTTTCATTCGGACAGACGGGTGTAGCTAATTCATTACTCACTGGCGCCGCAGCGGGTGATATTTGTCTGTTCATCAACGGAAATAGTCAGAGGTTTCTCACTGGAACGGCAACTGGAGCGGCAATCGGCTTTGCTATCGAATCTGCCAACGCGGGTATTTCATGGGGTGGCGGGACAACGGGGACCATGCCAATAAAGGCGAACGTGTCGGTGTTTCCGTCTAGCGGACTTGCAACCTTGGCGGTTAAGGCGACGACCAACGCGCGAGCGCGTCTTTTGCTTCAGGCACATAATGACAATCCGGCGGCGGTTCAGATCACGGCGGAAGGGGCAGCAGGTGATACCATTGCAAGCAGTGCCGTTGGTGATATGTGCATCAGCGTGGCGGGCAATAGCCAAAGAATCCTATTTAACACACACTCCACGACGGCAATCGGGTTTAGCCTGCAAACTGCGAATGCGGGTATCTCATGGGGCGGGTCTTCGACGGGTACGGTTCCTATCCAGAGCAATGTGTTGATATTCCCGACGAGCGGGACAAGTCGGCTTTACATTAAAGCGACGACGAACACGTCGACCTTAATTACCTTTCAACCGCACAATGATGGTCCGGCTGGAATTAGTTTTGGCGCAGCGGGTGCAGCAAATTCTATCATCACGGGAAGTATTGTTGGGGATATGTGCTTTGCCATAAATGGCAATAGCCAGAGCTTCCTTTGGTCAGTGGAGACGTCGTTAGCGTGTGCGATGAAATTGACCGGCACAAGTGGCCAGCTATCGTTACTCAAGAACATTGCTTCCACTAGTACGACAACGGGAACGTTCGTTGTCACAGGTGGTGTTGGGATTAGTGGTGCTCTTTATATGGGGGGCGTCCTCTCGACGACCGACGCAACGGAAGCCACTTCGACCACCGCTGCTTCGGTGATGCACGCGGGGGGTTTGGCTGTAGCCAAGAAGATGTATCTAGGTGGTGATCTCATCCAGTCTGTTGGTAAGTTGATTTCTATTGCCAGTGGTACGAACCAGCGCGCCGGTGACGCTGTGTTGGTGGGCGGTACAGTCACAGTCAACAATACCACCGTTACCGCCAACACTCGAGTCTACGTCACTCGCAAAACGGCGGGTGGAACGATTGGTATGTCGGTGACATATACGGTGATTGCGGCCACCAGCTTTACACTTACTAGTGACAACATCCTAGATACCTCGACCTATTCTTACATCTTGGTGGAAGTTCCGTAACATTTTGTCAGGAAACCAAAAACGAAGAACCCAAATGCAACTAGAGATTGAAAAACACGTACACATCCGGGCCGCACTGCGAGCCGCTGCCGAAGCGGACGCTATCAAGCCCATCGACATCGAAAGTAAGGCCCGTTACGACTTGACTCGCAATCTCAGCAAGGCCGAGAGCGCGACCAAGACCTACGATAAAACCCGTGACGCTTTAATTAAGAAGCACGGCAAGCTCGTCACGGATGAGGATGATCCGGACGTCGGCAAAATCAAGGTCAAAGCTGGCTCGCCAGAAGAAGCCGATTTTCTGGCCGCAATCCAGCCTATTCTGGATTCAAAGGAAGACGTTGACTACCGCCTCATCCCCGAGAAAGCAATTCTTGAAGCAAAGGGACTGCCCATGGGCGTCAGCTCGGTGCTGATGCAGTACGATCTCATCAAGGAGGGCTAACCGATGACCAAGAAACAAGCTGGCATCTTTGTCCTGTCGCTAATTCTGCTGACGTTGGTGTCAGCTTGTTTCTGGTCCAAGCCAATACCACCAGCGAAGCCCACTGCCACGTTGGGGCAAACGGCCCCGTTGGTTGATGCTGATGCAGCCGTGGCCGCTGCGGTCAAAAGGAGTGAAGAGGCGAACGTGGCTCTGCAGGCCAAGAACCAAGCAAGGGCAGCGGAAGTCAAAGCCAATGTCACCGCAGCCCGGGAAGAGAACAAGAGCAACCCCGACGGTCCACCAAAGGTTATCGTGGATGGAGAGCTTGGACTAGCACAAGCCAAGCTGGCGGATGTGCAGGAGGACCCCGTTGAAGCGGTCGCTGCCGCGCAAAGAAAGGCCCTTGTCGAGGCGGGGAAAGCGGAGGAGGCACGCAAGGCGTATGAGAGGGGTAACATTGCGGCAATGCAATTGGTGGGTGACCTCGCAACCCTTCAGGAGCAGAAGGCTCAATCGGACCGGGACCGGGACTTCGCTCAAGCACAGTTGAAGAAGGCGACCGCTGACCACCTGGCCAAACTGGAAGAGAACCGCATCGCCAATCAGACTGTGCTCAATAACCAGAAGTCGTATTACGAAGGGGAGCTGGATAAGGAGCGCAAAGCATTCATGCGGAGCATGGGCAAGTGGCTAATTGGGGCGGGTGTCGTGCTCATTCTCATTGGAGCGTTCATTGCCTACACAGGCGTGCAAGCGGGCAACCTGATTGGCTCACTAACCAAGGCCGGGGTCTTTGCGGGAGCCGCTGCGTTTTGCTTTGCGTGCGCGTGGACGATTAACCAGTGGTGGTTCAAGTGGGTCGTCATCGTGGGTGGCTCTTTGAGTGTGCTCGGCATTGCAGGCTACCTTTGGAGCGAGTGGCGCGAGAACAAGGAGCGCAAGACGCTCGACAAAGACGCCACGGAAGCAGAAGCCACCCTTACCAAGTTGTCTGAACTCATTCACTTGAAGGAAACCCCCAACGAAGATCCCATCTTCGGTCAAATGAGCAGCACGCTGGATGATAACCAGAAGGCCTTAATTCTAGAGCTCAGAGCGATTGCCAAACGTAAAAAGGCGGCGTAACCTTAGATTTCATGACACACCCAACCAGAAAAAATGAACACGGTGATATTGTCCCAGACCTGACCCGCGTGAGATTATCTTTGCCCCAATTTTGGGGACTAATCTCTGCCGTAGCTGTGGGTACCGCTGCCGTGTTAGTTTTACTGAACAACATCAAGGACACTCAGACAGACTTGGCTAATGCTCAAACTTTGATGAGGCTGGAGAGTGCCCATCTGAAAGATACCTTGACACTAGGCATTACCGATGCCCGGGTCGCGATTAGGGAGTTGAAAGAGGAAACATCTTCTAACAATGGGGAATGGAGTCGTTGGCGTAATCAAAAAGACATAACGGATGCTCGGCAGGACGCTGACATTCGCGCGCTCAATGGTAGAAGGGATGACGCTAAGAGCGGAAGAGACGGAGGTAACTGAATTCCCCATGAAAGAAAGAAATCGAATCCTAATGGTGAATGAGGTAATGCGTTTGCTTGACGAGCGTGATCGGCGTTACACCGATCATTTTGCTGCGTCAGATAAATACAACGCTGCGATCTATGAAGCCAGCAAAGTAGCAATCACGAAAGCTGAATCGACTGCCCAAGAACAAAGGGAACGGGCCAATGAGTTTCGAGGGCAGCTTTCTGATCAAGCGGCAACCTTGATGCCCCGCAAGGAAACGGAGACATCATTGACCCTTCTTCGGGAACAGTTGGAACGAGAGGTGCGATTACTCAGGGTGGATATTACCGTTCTACGAGAGGCTCGCAGCATCGAACAGGGAGCGTCGAGTGGTAAGATGAGCCAACAGGGCTTCTATCTCGGGTTGATACCAAACTTGGTTATGGCTACAATTTCAGTGATCAGTGTAATTGTGGCAATTTCTTTGTATCTGAAAAAATAATTTCACGTCTGCTGCTTGGCTGAAAAGTAGAACCAAAAAACCAAATCACATGAAAATCGCAATCATACTGCTGGCTTGCTTCCTGTTGCTGTTCGGTCTGCTGGGGATTACCAACCTGCGCATTGAGTACAGTGACTTCATTTTGCGGGCCCTGGCTGTAGTGGACGCGGTCGCATGGGCTATTGTGGCAATCAAGATGCCCAGAGCGGGGTGACAGGAAGAATTTCCGCTCCTAGGTTTGTTGTTGTGGGTACTTCGTTCCTAGGGGTGGGGGACTGGCGTGCTGCGTCGCAACAGCACGCCTTTACCATCTAGAGCTGAATTATCTCACCCGTCCGGAGCTCCGGCATGTGGGTGGAGAAGACGAACTGCATCTTGAGGTCGTCAGCCAGAGCTTCGAGCATGCGTCGCACTCGGTCCCGATACTTGACCGAGACGAAGCGGAAGGGTTCATCGAGAAAGAGTATCCGCCTTACCGGGGGTTTGGACAGCATTATGCACGAGACCCGCAAAGCAAACGCAGCTACGTCTACCGCCCCTCCACCGCTTGCGGTAAGAGGGTCGACCTCGTGTCCCCGGCGCATAAACACGAGCCTTGCTTCGGTACGCCCCCGTTTCTGTTCGAACAGGATCTTGAACTCATAGGGGTCGTCGGGGAAGACCGCCTCGAGGCAGCGGGTCACCACTCCAGCGATGCGGTCGTGCGCTTGCTGTTGCACGGTCTGCGCTACGGCTTGCAGAACCTTCTGCGCCTCGAGCGTGTTGGTCAACAGGTCCTCGGCCTTGGTCAGTGCATCCCATTCAGTTTGATATGACTCCTTCGCGGCGCGGAACTGCATCAGCTTTTCGTTCACTTGCGAACGGTAGGTGTCAAGTGGAGACGACATGAGACCACTCCCGCTGGAAGTCACGTAGTAGCCGATCATATTCCTGTTCGGCTTTCTCTTCCGATGCTGTCAGTTGCTCGAGCTTGTCGCGTGCTTCCTTCAAGCTGTTGCAACCGAACTCCTCCTTCAGCTGTTTGACGTTCTGGTCAAACGCACCTTTGGCGCGGTCCGCTTCCCGTTGCTTCTCGTTAACGGCCGCTTTCAACTTTTCATAGGTCTTGAGATCAATCATCGGTGGATTGTTTCTAGTATCAGTTCCCGTGCCCCGTCGGAGATTTCGTACGTGCGAAGGTAGTGTTGCACTGCTTCCAGGAAGTCCAGCTTGGTGTGACCCAGAGCGTTCAACTCTTCTAGAAACGTGTGCAGGAACTTTTCGTCCTGTTCTATCACGGGGTCGACTTTGCGTTCAATGAAACGGTCTTTGCTGACATCCTGCTTGAGCAGTTCCACCCGTCCGTTGCTCATCAACAAGCCGAACGCGGGCTGCAGGTCCTGCTCGTTTATCTTGCGACGCATGAACCCACCGTGGTTGAACACGGCCATGTCTTCAAAGTGACGCAAGAAGGGAATGTGATTGTCGCCAAACACTGCGACATCAAACCCTTTCAGTTGGTCGTGGTAGCAACCTACCCGTTTCGTTTCGGGGGCGCCGGGGTACCCTGCGTCCTTCTGCCAGACGTAGGCGTGCACCACTGCGACATTCAAGTTGCCGCTTCGGGTATCAAGTGTATTGGGTACTCGCAACTCAGTATCCCACGGGAAGCCCCAAAGGTAGGCACCCTTGATGAGATAGGGCTTGTCATATTGTAACAACTTGATCTTACCGGCTTGCACCAATGTGCCAAAGGCGCTCTTGTGCAGGTCTCGCATCTGATGCAGTGGGAGGTCATGCTGTCCCGGGACAGCAAACATATCGGGCAGCTCTTCCAAAGCAAAGTTGATGACCTCGGGCGGGGCTTTCCAATAGTCGAACACATCCCCCGCACACACTACCGGCACGTCGTACTTCGCAGCGGCGTCACGCAGTTGCTTGATGGGCCGAAGCATGGCTTTGTACCAGTCGGGTTCTGCAGAACGGGCCACGGGAGCGGATTCCTGCAGGTGCAGGTCAGAGCAAAGGATGGCAACGGGTTTGGTCATGGTATCGTGTGTCCGCACAGCACACAGCGCCCCTCGGTCTTTTCATGCAACAGTTGGTGGACTCGTTTCGCTTCAATAGTCGAAGTGTTCCAGACCGTTTGGTTGCGATAGGCGTTGACGTAGGTTGCTTCCAAGGCCTTGCGCTGGGCTGTTGCGCGGTCGGATTCCGCTTTGGCTTTGGTCAGCTTGCTGAAATCAGGCAGGGCGACTTCGGCCTTTTGCTTGAAACTCTTTACGGTCAAAATCAGATCATGCAACAGGTCCGCCTTGTTCTTGAAGATGCGAAAGGTCTCAGCCGCTTGCGTGACTTGTGACGCGGCCTTGACGAATGCTTGCGCTTCGCGGCTACGCTGTTGGTTCCCCTCGGTATCAACAATTATTTTGGACAGACGCTGCTTTTGCTGGACCGTGCGTTCAAGCGTGTCGTGCGCTGATTCGACGCCTACCAAAGCAGCATCAGTCTCGGTGATGGGTTTGAGAGTGTCGTGCTTGACCTTGAGTTCTTTTGCTCGCTGGTCGCTCACTGATACCCGCTCCTGCACCTGCCGCAGTTTGGCCGCGATGTCAGACAGGGTGTTGTCAATCACGCTCAGGTCGATAATGTGATTCAGCTGCCTCGAGACCTCACCAGCCGACTGGGAAAACCAAAACGAGGCATCGTGCTGAAACTGAAAGTTGACCGGGCCGAGGCGCAGGAGTTGCGACACCTCTTCTGGCACATCGCGACCGAAGGCCTTGTACGGGACGTCATCTACCTGGTAGGTGTTCACTCCCTTGCCACGCTCTCGAATGATGCAGCGCCCATCGACTTTCAACGTCACGGTGGTCTTGGTTGCGTCCCAATTGATGAACGCGTCACTGTCAGGTTTGTTGAATACCAGCCAAGCCACGGCTCGCATGATGCTAGACTTACCCACATCGGTGTCGCCCACGATGACCGTGATGGGGTTGTTGAGCTGCACCACGCGACTGGTGTGCGTTTGAAAGTCTTCGAGCGTGAGCTTTTCGATCATCAGTATATCATGGTTTCTCCGTCACTCATCAGATGGAAGCCACGTTGGCGATAGAAGCGAACGAGACGTTGACGTCCTGTGTCATCAAGTTGAGGGTCCACTACCAATCGCAAGGTCTTGCCTTTCTTTCGGGCCTGCAGTTTGAGTTCCTGCAGCACTGCAGTCCCAACACCAATGCCTCGATGCTCTTCGTGTACCACCAGCCGGACCAGTGTAATACAGCGACGGTCTTCTTCTATCAGACACTTTTGCACGAGGTCAAAGCGCAGTTCTTCAATCATAGCCTATTTTCTGGACAAACTTTGACAGTCGGTAAGTCGTTGGGTATGTTTGGTTTACAAAAGCACGCACTTCTTACGGGCAAAACTGCTTGCTCGCACAATCACAACTGTCCAACGTGTGAACATGGAAAACACAGCAACACAGCAAAGGACGGCGCGGGGTCAAGTGATTGACCTCAATAACAAATACATCAAGTCCTACGCCACCCGCGAGATGCTGGTCAAGAAGATGGCGGAGAGCGGAGCGAACACAGTCCCACACATCATTTGCCGCAACGACGCAGGTCGCTGGACGGTGATTTGCTTGGGCACCGATTGCTTGCAAGTGCTGGGCTTGGACAGCGGCTTCCCAATCGTTGGAGGGTACTAATTTTCAACGTCAGTCAAAACCAAAACCACAATGAACTATACCAGTCTACTCATCAAGTTCCGCGCCGGAGATGTGCGCGCCGGTGCGTTTGTAACGTACTTGACCTCACTCCCGCATAATGGCGACAAGCCGGTGTTCTCCCACTTCATGTTCTGGAGACCTGCGAGCGGCTGCAGTGTTGTCGAGTTGCACTTGCCGGAACTGAGAGCCTCACAGTTTGAGACCGAAGCGAGGCACTTCGGAGCGTTCGCAGTGCAGCACGGTACCTTTGCAGAGCTGACCAAGAAGCAGGACTGACAATAGGGTACAGACCGACTATTTTTACCGAGTAAGAACAACCGTAACAACAAAACCAACAGGAGACAAGACCATGATCTGCAACGCAAACACCACACTGGAAAAGGTTCGTCAAATCCCGCTCGTGCGTCCCAACCACGCCAAGAGCTTCTGGCAGGGCATCCCGCACGGCATGCTGATTGATGCTGTGGAAGATGAGTGCCGGACCCGTAACTGGACCATCGAGAAGTCGCAGTTCTCGCTCAGCGTAGATGGAGCCGACCTCGCAGGGGCGTTCCAACTGCGTGTGAACGACGTCACGCTCCCGGTCGGCCAGGCGTTGGAGCTGGGGTTTCTGACCTCAAACATGATGCGCCGCAAGCTCAAGCTCGTGGTCGGTACGCGAGTGTTCGTGTGCAACAACGGGATGGTGAGCGGGGACGTGGTGCTGTGTAACAAGCACACCAGCGGGTTTGACCTGTTCAGTGCACTGGAGGGGGCGATGGATACGTACCATGCGAAGGCGCTGGAGCTCCCGGGGAAGATCGAGGCCCTGCAGCAACGGGAGCTGGCGCCCGTGGAAGTGGAGCACTTGCTGGTCGAGAGCGGCCGGCAGGGCATCATGCCGTGGTCCCGCATTGGGCAAGTGGACGAAGAGTACCGACACCCCACGTTTGGTGATCATGCAGTCCCGACGAGCTGGGGGCTGCTCAATGCGTTCACGCACATCGTCAAGAAGTGCCCGACGCTGACCCAGATGGATCAGATCAACGAGTTCCGAGCGCTGTTGCCGGTGCATGGAAAGAACTAAGGACGAAACCCGCACAGGCGGGTCTGCAGGTAACGCCTGCACTGAAGAATCCCCCATCAACCTAAACGAAAGAATCTAATGGCCTCAAAATCGACAATGACAAATCTTATCGGGCGCCGTGTACGCCTTGCCTTCCCCGGCTACCAAAAACACGTAGACGACATGCTGACCAAGGGCCAGTCCCGGGAACATACGTTGAAGAATGCAGTGGGGAACATGCATCATTGGATGATAACCTACCTGGACCAGGAAGCTGAGATTGTGGCTGCGATTCCGGACGGAGACAGCAGTCTCAAATTTTCGTATGCCTTTGCTGACGGGGTCGTGCAGCACGGCTACCTGACCGACTTCATTATTCTACCCGAGGTCAAACAGGTGCAGGGGTACGAGATGCACTCTTTGATCGCTGAGGCTGATGCGGCCGACACCTTAGAGGAGCTGAACGACCTTGGCAAGCTGGGATGGCAACTCATCTCAGTCGTGGGCAGCATTGGTGACAGTGCGGTCTTTTACTTTCAACGCCTTCGCAAATGAGTATCGACGAGATGGAGAAGTTCATTCGACTTGCGGCCCCGGGGCTGTGGGAGAAATGCTATCCCCGCAGCTACGACAACCTCGGCAAGTTCCACAGCCCGCGGATACCAGCAGTGTGCCTAGCGAATGCGGTCATCGCAGCCATGCAGCTGGGGCTTGAGAACACCGGTGCCCGCAATCAATTTATGGCCGCATGCTGTGTGGACGCGCACAAGGTGCCAACCTTCTTTGTCACTAGCGCAATCGTCAATGCGTGTGCGAATACGAGCTTGCCGATGGACATGCGGTGGACCGATACCCCCATGCCGCACCCCGGGATGATTCTCATCTTTGAACGGGGTTCAGTGAAGCACCCGACCTGCGGCGAAGTGGCTTTTGTGGCCGTGGGTCGCTTGCAAAGTGCCAGCAAGCTGACACATTCACACCTGCCGGGGTTCTCGCGCAACGTGCCGCTGGGTGCCTTTATCTCGATGTACCTGGTGCACGAATCACCCCAGCTTTACACGTACGACCTGTCACTGTCAGAAAACTCATCAAGGGTGCAGGACGTGGACAATGCCAACAACTGGGTTGAACGACAGGGTGACGAACTGGCTGCTCCCATGGCCGATGAGGAGGCCAAGTTCAACCAATGGCTCACAGTATTGGCCATGAAAATCGTGCTGGTTATGAACGCCCGCCCTGACCAAGTCAGTCCGGGCACCTGCTTGCGTACGGTAAAAGCTAAGCGTCCCGGGGAGTCCCGCCGTGAGTTTTGGTCGCCCAATATCGTGGGGCAGAACTATGCAGTGCAGCGGACTGAAAAACTCGAGCCGCAGGGTGGTCACGTGCGCATGCACTGGCGTCGCGGTCACTTCACTCGGCAACCCTATGGACCCGGTCGCACGCTGCGCAAAACGCTTTGGCTGGAGCCCATGCTTGTAGGCGACGTTGGATAATAAACAGCAAAACGAAAGGACCCATGAAATCAAACACTGCTAAGAAACCGTCCACACCATCGACCGACTTCAGTCGGATTGACATGGCCGAACTGCTGCGACGCTACCACGAACGGCAGACCGTCAAAGCTCGGCGCAAGCGTCAGCCCATGCCTCCATCGGAGTCCGCCCGAGCGCGGATGATTTTGGTGCATCCATACATCGTGGGAGCACACTATCGCAACCACCCTCGACGCCGACATTGACCGGGCCTCTCCAAAAAGATTTCTAAGCACGGAGCCAAGGGGTTCCGTGCTTTTTTCCTTTACGTTTTTTCCGGTAGCTGCATCAGTGTGGTTCATGTGATTGCGTGCTTTGTCAGCGCACGGGTCACGGGTCTCATCCTACTCAACTCCAAACATGATTGCAAACGCCCTCGCACTAAGACACGACACGATATCAGAATGCTATGCCGACGTTCGTCTGCTGCTCTACAAAATTGCGCACAGCTTTGCCCGAAGATACAATTACCCGGCCGACGAATTGATTAGCGAAGCGCATCACAGCTTCGTCAAATGTGTGGACCGCTACGAACCGGAGCGCTTCAGTCGGAAGTCCCGCTTCTCTTCTTACGTGTGCTTCGCGGTCAGCAACGACCTGAAGACCTTCTTGCAGAAGCAGCGTCGGCACATGGGTCACCTCGAGGTGAATGAAGAGGTGTGTGGGACCGAAGACCCCAACCAGTTTCTGCTGCGCTTCCTTCCCCATCTTGAAGACGACGCCAAGCTGGTCGTCTCGCTTGTGCTGGAGGCTCCCGCTGAACTGTCAGCTATCCTGGGTGAGAAGGACGTGCGGACCAAGTGTGCAGCGCAGCGTACCTTGAAGCATCACCTGCTGAATCTGGGTTGGACCCGAGACCGGGTCGCGATTGCATTTGAGGAGATCGGCGTGCTGCTCACGCGATACTAGAGCGTGACCGACCTTAAAGACTACCAGTACGTCGGGGCCCGACAAATCCATCGTTTTGGTGGGCGGGCCTTGCTGGCCGATGAGATGGGCTTGGGTAAGAGCTTGCAGGCGCTTTATTACTGCTGGCGCACCCGGCATCTGCCGGTCATCATAGTGTGTCCCGCATCGCTCAAGTTCAATTGGGAGCGGGAAGCGTCTTCGCATCTCAACCTAATGAGCGAGGTGCTGGAGGGTCGCAGGGTGCCCCGCTTGCGTGCACTGAGCACGCACCCGGTTACCATCATCAACTATGAGATCTTGTCATACTGGTTACCATATTTGCGCAAGCTGGGAGCGAGCACGCTTATCATAGATGAGTGCCAGTCGATTAAGAATCGCGCGAGTCGTCGATGCAAAGCTGTGCAGGACCTAGCTGACCGCATTCCCCATGTCGTGGCGTTGAGCGGGACGCCCCTAACGAATCAACCCGCTGAACTCTGGCCGACGCTCAACGTGCTTTACCCCGAGGTGTATTCGAGCTTCCAAAAGTTCGCGTACCGTTACACGCGTCCACAGCGCAAGCCGTGGGGATGGGTTTACAGTGGCTCTCGTAACCTCGATGAGCTTCATGCAAAGTTGCGGTCGCATTGTATGATTCGGCGTTTGAAGAAGGACGTGCTGCGGGAACTGCCAGAGAAGGTCCGCAAGATAGTGCCGCTCGACCTGCCTGACCGTCGTGAGTACGTTGAGGCGTGCGAAAACTTTCTGGGGTGGCTGTCGAAGCAGTCGGTCACTCGGGCCAGTAAAGCCAAGAAGAGTGAGGCCTTGGTCAAGATTGGATACCTGCTGCGCTTGTGTGCCAGGCTCAAGGTCCCGTTGATCTACGACTGGATTGACCACTACCTTGAGTCGACTGATGACAACTTGGTGCTGATGACCGTGCATCGGCGGATGGTCGAGTTGCTGCACGAACGTTACCGCAAGATCTCGGTCGTGGTCGATGGGAGTGTGAAGGGTCGTCATCGCATGCTCGCAGTGGACAAGTTCCAGCACGACCGGGGCACCCGCTTGTTCATTGGTAACGTCAAAGCGGCGGGGGTGGGTTTGACGCTCACTCGTGCCCCCACCTGTGCCTTTACCGACCTGCCCTGGACCCCGGGTGACGTAGTGCAGGGCGAAGATCGCATTCATCGCATTGGACAACAGCGGGTCGCAACCATCTACTACCTCGTTGCTGTGCAGACGGTGGAAGAGAAACTCTGCAAGCTACTTCGCGACAAACAGAGTATCCTTGAAAATATACTGGACGGCAAAGGGCAGGGCGACGACCTAAACATTTTCAATGAACTAATCAAATCAATATGAAACCCATCTACAACCAAGTCCCCAAGAAGCCGGGCACCTGCACGGTCTACATCCGGTTTATCGAGAAGGGCGACAAGGCCGCTTTCAAAGCGCAGTGTGCCCGGCGGGACATTCCCATGCTGCCAGCGTGCATTGAGTTCATGCGACGGAGCCGGGAGCTTGTGCCCATGCTGAATGTGAAGGACGGGCGCCGGGTGAAATTGAATCCGGATTTGGAGTACGGTTCGATTCACATCCGTCCCACCCCGAATGAAGTGCGCAGTCTGTTCAAGACCGTGTGTGCTGAGCATGGGTTGGACATGATTGTTGCCATGGTTGAGTTCTTCCGTCAAGCGAACAAAATCCTTCCGCTCCTGCGGGTGCGGAAACGGGCCGTTGCCAAACACGCGGCATGAAGTTCACCGAGCTCTTAGCTGAGCACGGCATTGAATTTCTAGCAGAAGGGAACAAGCATTGCCGTGAGGGGTGGGTGCAACTGGACTGCCCTTGGTGCGGACGGAACAGCCGGAAGTTTCACATGGGGTACAACCTCGAGAAGAATTATGTGCACTGTTGGAAGTGTGCCAAGCACGGGCTGGTCGAGACACTGACTGAACTCACAGGTCTGTCCTTTCGTGAGTCGCGTCGACTGTTGGGTAGCCTCGAGGCCTATCGTGGCCCCAAACGAATTGAGAAGCGGGGGAAACTTATGTTACCGCCCGGACTGGGACCCTTGAGGCGTGCCCACGTGGAGTATCTCGAGGGTCGAGGTTTTAACGTAGCGGAGCTGGAACGCCTGTGGGACATTCAGGGCATTGGTATTTCCAGTAGACTGCAATGGCGGGTCTTCATTCCCATCAAGCTGAGGGGTGAGACCGTAAGCTGGACCACCCGAGCAGTCGACCCCAACGTCACGCAGCGTTATATCTCCGCGGGTGAGGAAGAGGAAATGCTGAACCATAAGACCCTGCTGTACGGGGAGGACCTCGCCAAGCACGCCATTTGCGTAGTGGAAGGGCCGATGGACGTGTGGAAGATTGGACCCGGGGCGGTTGCGACCTTTGGGACCGCTATCAAGCAAGCCCAGCTCCTGCGCATGTCTAGGTACCCAATCGTGGGAATCTGCTACGACAACGAAACGGTAGCGCAGAGCCGAGCACGACAAATGGCCGAAGACCTGAAGAGTTTTGGCGGTCGTGTGTGTCTGCTCCATTTGGACGCAAAAGATGCAGGCGAGGCTAGCGAAAAAGAACTGCGGAGCATAAGGAAGGAACTGGGCTTATGAAAATCGAGCAACCCAATGTGGAACAGATACCGTATGATGTTTGGAAGGCAAACAATGAACGCAACGTCACGGTTTATGACAATGACTTAGCTCGTGGCTCTTCTATCGAGGAGGCCGTTATCATACGTCGATTCCTTTATCTTTGGGAGAAGTTCAAAGCAGAAGGACAGGATAAGATTTTCATTCAACCCAAGCTATTTTGCGAGCCGGTGGGTCTGTCCCTGTATGCCTTTCGAACAGTGATGAAAAAATGGGAGATCTTCGGTTGGGTCAACACTAGGTGCATGGGTATTCCACAGAAGAAGTACTATCGCCTACTAGAGGAACATTTCGCTCGTTACTTGTCGTCTTTAAGGGCGAAGGGTACAATAGGGAGCTCCCTCCATCTTGACGAAAACGAGAAGATTGCTTCTCGAAAACGAGAAGATAATCTTGGCGAAACCGTCAAGATACTTAATAGGAGAATAATAGGAGAAGAGAATAACACAGTTACTCCCTCCCGTCGTAACGGAGAGGGTGAGAAAAAAGTGCACGGGGGTTTCTTTGGGGGGATAGAAAAACCCACATTCGTTCAAAGAGCATGTCACGAGCTCGAGACTCACATCAGACAAGCTAGAAGGCTAACACGAGCTCCAAGTCGTACAAGATGGCAGCGTTTCATGCAGGAAACATTAGATATGGTGGACGGGAACAAAGAGCGTTTGCGAACTGTTTTGGTTTGGTACACCTTGCACTGGAAGCAAGAGATGATGCCACAGGTTCATTCAGCCGAAGACTTTCGGGACAAGTTCACTAAGATAGAAGCAAGGATGGCCCAAAGCTCAGTGGACAGAATGGCCAAAGCCGTAAACGGGAAGGTAGAACAGATTCAACTCACAGAACCTGAGCAGCTCGTCTTTGACCGTTTGCGTGAAGTGAAATGGGCGTGCACGGATGCTGAGTTGAAGCAGGCCATTCGCACCAGCTTCGATGCACACGCTGCTTTTCGGAAGAGGTATTTCAAATGGGAGGAGCAGCGGCCGACCGGTATATCTGAGCGTCTGCAACACGACATCATTCGTAATGCCATGGTTGAGTTGGTGCGCTCCACTCCGGCCTTCGTGCAGGAATGGTTCAGGCGGGTGCAGCAACAGACCCGGGATTGGAAGGAATGGAGCGGGTCGCTCAAGTCTTACACCTTCTGGGAAGGACATCCCGACTTCCTGAAAATGGGACGTGCTGCAATGCCCAAGTTCGAAGACTACCTAAAACGCCTCAATGAGAATTGAACGCATTGAAGGCAACGAAGAGCGCACAATTCTGACAGCAATGATTGTGGATACGACCACACTTGCGCGCATCACGCCGAAGTGGCAGGAGGGTCTGTTTCGCAGCCGCTGGGCAAACATTGTGGGAGGTTGGTGCGTCCGGTATCTGGTCAATCACGAGCGAGCACCCCAAGGGGACATTGAGGGTGTGTTTGAGGCGTGGGCCCAAACGAACAAGGACAAGGACACGGTTGACTTGGTGGAGAAGTTCCTGCGTGGCTTGAGTGGGGAATATGAAACGCTGCGGAAGGAAATCAATAGCAGCTACGTGATAGACCGGGCCGCGAAACATTTCACTCGCGTGCGGTTGCAACGATTGGTCGAGACCGTGACTGAAGGGTTGGAGACTGGCAAGGTTGAAGACGCGACCGCCGAGGTCAACAAGTTTGGCAAGGTCGAGCTGGGCACTGGTTCAGTTGTCAATGTGTTGGAAGACGACGAAGCATTGCGTGCAGCGTTGGAAGATGACGTGGATGACATTGTAACCTACCCCGGGGCGTTGGGGTCAATGCTTCGCAATCAGTTGACCCGGGACGCGTTCGTGGTGTTCATGGCACCCGAGAAGCGGGGCAAGAGTTTTTGGTTGATTGACATCGGGTGGCGAGCAATTCTGCAACGCAGGCGGGTAGCTTGGTTTGCGGCAGGTGACATGAGCGAACGACAGATGCTGCGACGATTTGCGGCCCGGGCTGCTGGTCGGCCAGTCAAAGCGAAGCACTGGCCGCACACGGTGCTCTACCCAACCAAAATGCGGCGGGTGGAAAACGAAGTGCAGGTAAAGCACGAAGAGCGAGTGTTCGACGCACCCCTTAGCTTTCGAGACGCCAAGCTGGCTTTTCAGGAGACCGCGCAATATCGGGTTCGAGGCAAGGAGTACCTGCGCTTCGTAGCACATCCCAACTCAACGCTCAGTGTGAAAGGTATTGACGCCCAGCTCGAGATCTGGGCACGCGAAGGCTGGGTGCCTGACGTGGTGGTGGTCGACTACGCTGACATTCTCGACGAGGCTGCAGCGGACCCCACTGCCACCTCATCACGCGACCGCATTAACGCATCGTGGAAACAACAGCGGGGGCTGAGTTCGAAGTGGCATGTCCTGTACGTGACCGCGACACAGTCTGACACCGACAGCTTCACGACCGAGATCATTAGACGCACGAACTTCTCGGAAGACAAGCGCAAGCTGTCGCACGTGACCGGGCTGTTGGGCATCAACCAAAACGACGCGGAGAAGAAGCTGGAGGTATATCGGTTGAATTGGGTAGTGCTGCGGGAAGGAGAGTACGTTGAGACCGATACGGTGGCGGTTGCGGCATGCTTGGCCATGAGCAATCCCGCTGTGCGGTCGTGCTTCTAAGTGTTCGTGCCGTGGTTACGGAAATCGGAAACCTTTGTCAGAAAAATCGTTGACCGTGACCAGATCATCGTTCATGGTGTGGGTGTTGGGTTAGTTACAAACTCGCAAAACACATGCACAACAAACTCCAATTCGAACTCTGGATGACCCTCCTGACGGACTGGATGGACGCGAAGGATATCGCGGTCGCGTTCGACGTGCTGACCCGTTGCTACCACGCGGGGATGACCCCAATGGAAGCGTCCATTGTGTGCGAGCTCGAACTGGTCCATGCTGAATGCTGATACACCACTTTCCGTTAGTAACCAAAAGTCAAAACGCTAGTCAAAAAACAAGTACCAAAATGAACATCACACGCATTGCAGCCGTAGCCGTTCTCGTCGCAATTCGCTTCAAGACGGCCGACAAGTGGGACCTCGACCGCGTCCAGAAGAAGCTGTCCGGCATCAATGAGACCGCGGTGGCCGACGACCTCAAGGGCATCGAAGACAAGGCCGTGCTGGCCGACCTCAAGGCCGTGCTTGCGGCCAACGAGAAGAGCGAGGCCCTCACGGTCGAAGACGACAGCAAGCCGGCCGAGAAGGCCGAGAAGTCGGCGGGTAAGGACCCGGGCAAGACTGCTGAAGACAAGGTCGCGGAGAGCGCCGGGGTCAAGACCATGAAGTCGGCCAAGGCCACCAAGCACCCGACCACGCCCCCGAAGTCGGACGTCGTGCGCGACAAGTTCGGTAATCGCGAGGGGTCGCAGGCCGCGGCCATCAACGCGCAGCTCAAGAAGAGCTGGACCGATGAGGAGACCATCGCGAAGGGTGCGAAGGTCACGGTCGCTCGGGTGCGCGGACACGTGAAGTGGCTCATCGGACAGAAGAAGGCCGAGTCCGGCGAGAAGGGATACCGGCTGGTCTGACCCGGTTGTTTCCCTAGCGAAGAGCGCACTGTGCGAGCAGTGCGCTTTTTCTTCGTCTAGCGGGGTCGGTCTCGGGAATAGCTGTGCGGGTCCAAAGAGAGGGAGATCTCTGCGCAGGGCGAAGCATTGGGCGTGACAATAGGTGGAAACTTATGAAGACAAGCATCACCAAACTGTTCCCGGAGTTCCCGTTTGCACACCGCCAGCCGGCCCACGATGGGCACTGTGCTCTCTTGCATGGGCATAATTGGTCACTCGAACTGACCTTTGTGTGTGCTGAACTTGAAGCGGGGACTGGGTTTGTGGTGGACTTTGGGAAGCTCAAGAAACTGCGCAAGTGGCTTGAGGACCATTTTGACCATACCCTGGTGCTCAATGCGAGTGACCCGTTTCTTGGGTATCTGCAGGAGCAGTTGACCGAAGTTCGTTTTGACCCAACCAGCCCATCGTCCATTGAATTGGCCAAAATCATTTCCGTGCCTGATTGCAGTTGCGAGGGGCTGGCCCGGTGGTTGCTGGATACGGTCAATGCGGTGTTCTTCCATAAGTTGGGAGTGCATGCGGATCAAGACTGTGTTCGTCGGTCGGTTAGGATATCGAAGGTCACTGTCTACGAAGACAGCAAGAACAGCGCCACCGCAGAGTATTAAGGCAATGCTTCCCATTCACGAAAGATTTTACACGTGGCAGGGTGAAGGGGTCCACATGGGTCGACCTGCTTTTTTCATCCGCACTTTCGGTTGTCCACTGCACTGTCCTTGGTGCGACAGCGCCGGGACGTGGCATAAGGACTACGTCCCAGCTCACGTTGACCGGCTGTCCGAGATAGAGTTGGTGAATGAGATGCTTGAAACCAACGCATCCTTCGCGGTCGTGACCGGAGGCGAACCCACCATTCACGACTTGCGACTGCTGACCGCTACGCTGCATGACTTGGGCCGAGCAGCGCACCTCGAGACGGCGGGCTGCTTTGAAATCAAGGGGACCTTCGATTGGATTACGCTGTCACCTAAAGCGGCGAAGCTTCCCCTCCCCGAGAACGTTTTTGCGGCGAATGAATTCAAGGTAATTGTGGATTCGGTCGAAGCTCCTTCGCATTGGGCACGCATGCTGTCGACGCCACAGTATCATGGACAACCCATTTGGTTGCACCCCGAGTGGAGCAAGCGGAACGACCCGGCCATCTTGAATACCATAAGTGAATTTGTGAAGGTAGCGGGTGAACCTTACCGGGTTGGATATCAGTTGCACAAATTATTTCGAGTTGATACGTTAGATAGAAGAACACAGCCAATGGTTCCGCTTGGTGGTAATCCGGTGCTTGGCTCTTCTCAATGAGGTCGAGTACGCCTGAAAGTACTCGTGTGAAGCAGGTGGCGGCTGCGAAGAAGCGTTGGTCACGTGCTTCATATCGTAAGAAGCAGGCAAGGGGTGTTTCTAGAAACTGGAAGAAAACCCATGAGCAACGCTGCCAATCAATTTCGAAAGCAGTTAAGAAGTCGATGACACCTGAAAGGCGGGCTGCGATTTCATTACAACGTAAGGGAAAGACGATGGTTCAGATTCATGGTGTTGAAGCCGCTCGGAGGATCTACAAGAAAAGATACGGGTACTATCCAGAGGATAGGGACCCGGGTGCACAGTTGGATCGAGAATCATTCCAAGGTAAATTGTGGGCCTTGGCAGTTAAGGAACGTGACGGTTACAAATGCCAAAAATGTCCTGCTAAGGGAGGTCATTTACATGCACATCATATCAAACCTTGGGTTGAGTATCCTGAATTGCGTTTTGATATCTCGAACGGAATCACACTTTGTCAAAAGTGTCATAAGAAAGAACATCGCGTTCGTAAGATACTAGGACACACATGAGCAACACACCAGTCAGCGTACTGCCGGACATTCAACGGACACTCGACACACGCGATGTCTTCATCAAACGCGTCGGGGTGACGGGCATCCGTTTGCCCATCCGAGTGTTGCGTGCCCCGTCGTCTGTGGATGGCAAAACACCGGCGTTGACAGTGCTTGACACGGTGGGTGAGTTCGAGCTCGCCTGTTCGCTCAGTGCGGAAGTGAAGGGCACCCACATGAGTCGTTTCACTCAAGTGCTCAACCAACACATTCTGGCCGATGGCACCTTCAGTAGCCTTGATCTGCAGACTGTGGCTTTGCAGTTGGCGGAGAAGCTGGAGACCCGTCGGGTGTTCCTGCAGGTCACGGTCGATTACTTCATGTCGCAGGAGGCCCCGGTTACCAAGTGTGCGGGGACAGCTCCGCTGAAAGGTATCCTGCAGATTGAGTGTGTGCGGACGCCGGAAGATCGTTTTGCCTTTGTCACGCACACTGGCGTCGAGGTTCAAGGGAAGACGTGCTGCCCCTGTTCGCGGGAGATAAGTGACTTCAACGCTGCAACCGGGATGGGCAAAGGAGCACATGCCCAGCGCAGCAAGATTTCGGTCTTAGTGCAGCACGAGCCGGACAAGGTAGTCTGGTTTGAGATGCTAGTGCATGCGGCCTGGCGTGCTTTCTCCCATCCGATCTACCCGGTGCTCAAGCGTCCCGATGAGCGAGCGGTGACGATGGGGGCATACGATAATCCCAAGTTCGTGGAAGACGTGGTGCGGGACATGGCTTGTCAACTGCGGCAGATGCCAACTGTGAAGCACTTTACGGTTCGCGTGGATAATGCGGAGAGCATACACTACCACGATGCCTACGCTGAACTTTCTGAATGAGTACTCAAATCTATATTCAAACGCGGTTTGAAGCGCAGCACCGTTGGGTGGATGCACCCGAAGACGTTGTCTTCCTGCGCAATTGGCACAGACATGTCTTCCATGTCAAGCTGGGCATGCCGGTCAAGCACGATAACCGGGATATTGAGTTTTTCCAACTGAAACGACTGTTGGATGACTACCTCGAAAGTGGACACCCGGTGTTAGCGACGAAACAGTTTGAACTCTCGTGCGAGCACATTGCGTCGCTGGTCTTGTGCCGTTTTCGAGGCATCTATTGTGAAGTGAGCGAAGACGGCGAGAACGGTGCCGTGGTAGTGCGCAGTGTCATGCCCACGATGCAGAAGTCGCGCATGTTTATCGGTCAAGAGCTCGAAGGCCCCTCTCGAGGTGAGCGCGTGCTGTTTGTTCCTGATGGGATCGGGCATGCGGCAATGGCAGAGACCATTGGAAAGAAAGCCGCGGGCCTGCACCGGGTTTACTTGGGGGCGGGGAACAGACGGTTGCGCACGGTGGACAACCCGCTTATTCTCGAGGCGTTGGTGCAGGCGCAACAACACAACCTGAAAGTCGATATTGAGTTCTTGGGAGTGTCCCCGGCGTTGGCTTTGCTGGAGAAGCTGGCGGTGAATCACTTGAGCCCGGTTTTGGGGCATGTAATTCTGATGGGCTTGCGTCCGGAGGACTACGCCAAGGTTCAAGTCAAGTCACTTGTCGACCATCTCATGTTCAAGCAGGTTCAAGACGAAACGATCAGTTGGTACAATCGTGCGTTCAACACGAAATGGGAAACGTGGTTGCACCACCCCGACTTCGACCAGGATCAGGATGTCTGAGCAGACCCCACCCAAGGTTCCCTTCCCGGTTGAGCAGATCAAAGCGCGCTCGGGATTTACGTACTGGATGCCAAAACAGGATGAGCGGGCCAAACTGCTCACCTACGCCAAGGTCTATGGGGCGGTGACGTTGGCCTCGCTCAAGCGTTTGAAGCCGGGTGCGGGTTTGGTGTTGGACGTAGGTGCCAACGTAGGACAGACCGCTCTGACTTTCTCGGGGTGGGCCAGACAGGTGCAATCATTCGAGGCCGACCCGAACATCTATGCGCTTCTGGTGCGGAACTTGGCTGACAACAAAGTATCGAACGTGAAGTCCGAGAATTGTGCGTTGGGGGCCGAGCAGAGCGAAATTCGGATTGTGTCAACGCCTACAGCCCATCTGGGTGGACATGTGGGCAAAGGGACGATGGGTACCTTGGTCCCGCTTGAGCGCCTTGACGACTGTGTTCGTCTTAACACCCTGGTTGACGTACTCAAGATAGACGTTGAGGGGTACGAACTCAAAGTGCTGAAAGGGGCTCAGCGCATTCTCGCGGACAGTCGTCCGGTCATTGTGCTTGAGCAGGTACCAGAGTTCCTCAAGAGGTACAGTGACACTCCTGCAGACATTTGGACGTTGCTGCGCGCCCGTGGGTACCTGGCATACACGACAGACCTAGCCCCACTGGAAGATCCAACTGTGGTTCTGTCCCGCATGCGCGACCGGATCTTTGTGCACGAATCCGCGTGTCCGAAGCGTCGCGGACTATTCTATTAATGAAGCCCATTCGAAGACTGTTCTATTTTGGACTTGAACCGCTGGCTGCACGATATACGAAGCAGCTCTGCGAAGACTGGTTTCCCAAAGCAGTGGCAGCGGTCTCTCCTTCGACGCTGTTTGTTAAGATTGAAGGCTGTCAGGTGGAGGCGCAGATTACGGTGGGGGCGGTGCTGGATGCCACTGGTCGTGGGATGTATGCTTGTCGACAGGTTGAGAATTTCATGCGTGAGATCCGGAGCGGGTCGGTCAGCAACGACGATGCCATTTTTCTGCAGGACTTCTGGACACCGGGGTTTGAGGCTGTGCCGTATGCGCTGCACTTGTACGGGCTGACCGGAGTGAAGATCTACTCGATGCTGCATGCGCAGAGCGTGGATGAATACGACTTCACGTGGGGCATGCGCCATTGGATGCGTCCCATGGAAGTGGGCTTGTCCCGAGTGCACACTGCGGTCTTTGTTGGTAGCACTATTCATCGTGACCAGTTGCGCGTTGCCGGCTTTGAATGTCCTATCCATGTGGTGGGCTTACCCATTTCAGTCAGTGCGGTGGAAGCACAGATGCCGGCCATGCTGTCGCAGCGTGAACGGAAGGTAGTTTTTACCTCGAGGCTGGATCGAGAGAAGAACCCAAGGTTCATGCTTGAAGTGGCTCGTTTGTTCTTGCTGAGGTACAAGGACTGGACTTGGTGTGTGACGACCAGTGCAGCTGACTTCCGCTCGAACGAACCCGAGACGCTGAAGGAGATTGTCGAGTTCGCACAAGACGAGCCGCGGTTCAAACTGCTTTCGGGTCTCACGAAGGAGCAGTATTACAATGAGCTTGCCACTGCGGCCATTCAATTCAACTGCTCCTTGCAAGACTACGTTTCGTGGACGCTGTTGGAGGCGTGCATTGCGGGGTGTAACCTGGTGTATCCCCACTTCCGGAGCTTTCCGGAAATACTGCCGGCGCAGAACATGTATCAGGCTTTTGACATGAGGTCAGTGTTGCGTCTTCTCAGTGAAAAGGTGCAGTGTCGGTGCCTTGGTTTCAGGTCAATTGCAATGCAATGTGATGCCGGTCGTGTTCTTGAAGCTGAAATTGTGTGCGGGCTGCGCAACCCAGACAATGAAGTAAACATCTGGCACGCGCAGATATGACCAAGCTCAAAGAACCGCATCCTCTGGAGAACATCCCCACCGCAGTGGGTAGTTTCTTTCTCGATAGCGGAGCGCACAGTATCTACACGCGAGAGGTGATAGATCTCAAGGGGCGAAACGGTTACAAGTTCTACGAGACTGATGAATTCTATGCCTACTGTGACAGCTACGCTGGTTTTATCAAACGCTTCGGTTGGGCGATGGACTTTTACGCCAACGTCGACGCTATCTTTAACCCAGAGGTCACGTGGAAAGTTCAGCAGTATCTCGAAAGGGAACACGGTCTGCGTCCGGTCCCCGTTATCCACTTTGGCACTCCCCTCAAATGGATTACCCACTACCTTGAGCGGGGTTATGACTTTCTCGGAATTGGTGGACTGGGACAGGAGGTAACGAAGGACGAATACTACGGCTGGGCCGACCGCGTGTTCCATCTCATCTGTCCAGCCAGCAACGACAAGTTCCCCGTCGTCAAGACGCATGGGTTTGCGATGACGAGCTGGGACCTCATGCGGAGGTACCCGTGGTGGAGTGTGGACAGCGCCAGCTGGATTAAGGCTGCGGCTTTTGGTACGGTCTACGTCCCCCATCAGCGCGGCGGGAAGTTCGTTTTCGACGAGAAGCCCTACTCAATTACGATGAGCGGGAAGTCCCCAAACATGAAGGAGCAGGGCAAGCATATCACCACCGTATCGTCAAAGGAACGGGAAATTATGCTTGCGTGGCTGTCCCTGCATGGGATCGCGCTTGGTAGGTACGATGGTAGCGGTGTCGAGGTGGAACGCGGAGTGCTCACACACCATAAGCCTAGAGCGGAAGCAAATTTGAGATACTTCATGGCCATGTCGGACAGCTTGCCCCAATGGCCTTGGCCGTTCATGCGCCAGACCCGGGGCGAAGGATTCGGGTTCAACGAATAACATGGTAATCTACTACAGCGGCAACTCAAGCAGAGACGTGGTGCCGGAGGCGTTGATGCACCAGCACGAGCTGTCAATCATGCTTACCTTCCACGATATCTATCAGCGCCGAGTGCGGGATACCATGCGTCGTTTTGCGGTGCATCAGCAGTCGCTGATAAATAGGGGTAAGGCGCAACCCGGTCCAATTCTCAACTACCGTCCACGCCCAAAAGAAAAATGAAACCGGTACTGGTGCGTTTCTGGAATAAGGTGCGAAAGGGCCGATTGGATGAGTGTTGGTTGTGGCTAGGTTCTAAGGACATGAAAGGCTATGGGCGCCTAGCGCCTAGGCGTGGTTTGGGTAATCATATCTTGGCACATCGTTTTTCACTTGAGTTGAAATTAGGAAGGCCTCTTTTGAGATCCGAATGGTCTTTACACCGATGTGACAATCCGTCGTGCGTGAATCCGCGACATTTGTTCGTGGGTTCTCCTAGAGATAACGTGAGGGATGCCATAAAGAAGAACCGAGCACGTCATCCCGTAGGAGATGATTCGGGGAATCACACATTAACGTCAGAAGCTGTTTTGCATATTCGAGCGCAGGTTTCTAAGGGTATTCGCGGGACACAGTATCGGCTCGCACGACAATACAATGTGAGTTCGTCAACAATATCTTCAGTTGTCTTACGGCAGACCTGGAAGCACATCTAAAAACAATGGCTATTCAAATCGTAAACAGGGAAAAACTTCTGCTTCAACTTGAAGCGGTTCAACCGGGTCTGTCCACTCGAGAGATCATTGAGCAGAGTTCCTGCTTTGTCTTTCAGAACCAGACCGTGATGACTTTCAACGATGAGATTGCTTGCACCCACGAATGTGAGCTGAAGGTTGAGGGGGCAGTGCAAGCGGCTCCACTGCTGTCCGTGCTGCGCAAGATGCCCGAGACCGAGCTCGAGGTTGAGGTGGCTGACGGATACTTCGTGTTGATTGGGAAGCGGCGACGTGCTGAGATCCGGCACGAGAACGACATCCTGCTGCACATCGACAAAGTGGAAAAGCCCACCAAGTGGGTGGAGTTGCACGGAGACTTCTTGGAAGGGGTGGGTTTGGTGCAGCACTGTGCTTCGAAGGATGCCAGCCAATTCAAGCTGACCTGCATCCATCTGCATCCTGACTTCATCGAGGCGTGCGACAATTTCCAAGCCACGCGGGTCAAAATGAAGACCGGGGTTAAGGCGTCCATGCTGGTGCGGCGGGACAGTCTCAAGCACGTTGCGTCATTGGGGATGACCGACTTTTGCGAGACCGAAACGTGGATTCATTTCCGCAACGCGGACGGCCTGGTGTTGTCCTGCCGTCGGTATATGGTGGAATACCATAACATCGATTCCCTGTTGGATTTCAAAGGCGAACCGATTACGCTGCCCAAGGGGTTGAAGGAAGCGACCGACTTGGCTGAAGTATTCAGCGCGGAGAACAGTGAGGACAACGTGGTCACGGTGCAGTTGCGACCGGACCGGGGTGGAATGCTGCGCATTACGGGCGAAGGGGCCTGTGGACGCTTCCGCGAGGTCAAGGACCTCAAATACAGTGGTCCGCCGATGGAGTTTCTCATTGCTCCCAAACTGCTGACTGAGCTGACCGAGAAGCACAATGAAGCGGAGATTGCCAAGGGACGCTTGCGGGTTGATGGGGGCAAGTGGGTTTACATGACGTGCTTGACCGCGCCGGACGAAAGCAAGACGAGCAAGACGCTGAAGGAAAAGGTCAAAGGGGATTGATCTGTGAGAGGATTTTTTGCTGGGAGTGAGCTGCTGGACACCAAAGCACCGGCAAGCCTATTGCCCAAGTGTGGGGCGTGCGGTCTTTACAAGGGGTGCAAGACACCGAAGATGCGACCAAGCGGCGAAGGTCGCAAACGGATCTTAATCGTGGGCGAAGCGCCGGGAGCGAATGAAGACGATGAAGGCATTCAGTTTGTAGACAAGGCGGGTCGCTACCTCGAAGACGCACTTGATCACATTGGGATTGACCTGAGGAAAGACTGCTGGACTACGAACGCTCTCATTTGTCGTCCACCCGACAACAAGATTTCGGACAAGCGGGCCGTGGACTACTGTCGCCCCAATTTGATCACGACGATTGAGCGGTTGCAGCCCGCTTCGATTGTGCTGTTGGGTGGCACTCCCGTGCAGAGTTTGATAGGCCACGTCTGGAAGGAGGCACCGGGTGCCATTACTCGCTGGGTTGGCTGGAACATCCCATGCCAGAAACCCAATGTGTGGATCAGCCCCACGTACCATCCGTCCTATCTAATGCGAATGCACAGCAAGGTCATGGACCGGGACTTCGTGCGACATCTCGAGAAGGCCTGCAGCTATCGCGAGGTACCGTGGGAACAGGTCCCAGACTACGAGTCGCAGATTGAAGTGCTGCTTGACACGGACGAAGCGGCTGCAGTGCTGCGCAAGATGGAACAGAAAGGAGGGGCGATTGCGTTCGACTATGAAAACAACTGTCTGAAGCCCGAGACCCCGGGTGGTGAGATTGTGTGTGCTTCGGCCTGTTGGCGGGGACGCAAGACCATTGCGTACCCTTGGCACGGAGCGGCGATTGAAGCCACGTTCGACCTGCTGCATTCCGAACGCTGCTACCACATTGCGTCGAACCTCAAACACGAAGAACGGTGGACGCGCAAGGTGTCAGGGCGTCCGGTGCAGAATTGGTTGTGGGATACCATGCTGGCAGCACACGTGATTGACAATCGAAAAGGCATTTGCGGGTTGAAGTTTCAGGCGTTTGCTCACCTGGGGGCTGAGGCGTACGATGAGCATATCAAGCAGTTCCTCGAAAGCCAAGCCGGTAGCGTATTGAACCGGGTGCGAGAGGAAGTGGAGCTTCGTCAGCTGTTGCTTTACTGTGGTACTGACACGCTGCTTGAATATTTGCTGGCTGAGAAGCAAATGGCGAAGCTAAGGATAGACCCGTTGCCAACTTGGTACGTAAACGAATCAAGCCTGCATGGAACGACCTAACACACACAAAGGATACCAGCTGTTGCACGAGGGTATGATTGCCTTGGCTGAGATCGAGGCAACTGGTATCAGGGTTGACGAGAGACGGTTGGATGCGACCACGGAGATGGCCAAGGAGCGCATGCGTCGGATTGAGGACAAGCTGCGTCAGGATGAGGTGTGGGAGATTTGGCAGCGGCGGTTCGGCACCAAGGCCAATTTGCACTCCGATGACCAGTTGCGGGATGTGCTGTACGGTGAGATGAAGTTCCCTGTGACGCAGTGGACCGGCGATGAAGAGGGGGAGGGACAGCCTTCGGTCGAGATAGGTGCATTGGAAAAGATCGATCTGCACTTCTTGCGTGGCTATCAAATCCTATCTCAGCTGAACAAGGCGCATGGTACATATCTAAAACGCATCAAGCGTACCTTGGTCAATGGGAGGTTCCATCCGAATTACGATTTGCATACCACGGTGACGTATCGGTCGTCATCGGACTTCCAGAATGTGCCAGTGCGTGACCCGATGCAGGCTGAGTTGCTGCGCACCAATTTCATTGCAACCGATCAGAACTACGTTCTGGTTGAGAATGACTTCAAGGGTGCGGAGGTTTCAATTGCAACGTGCTACCATCGAGACCCGGTCATGATTAGTTACTTGACTGACCCGACCAAGGATATGCACGGGGACATGTCAGCTCAGATTTACTTCTTGAAGAACGAGTGGGTGAAGAAGTATGGCAAGAACCATCGCTACGGTGGCAAGAACAGGTTTGTGTTTCCTGAGTTCTACGGCAGCTATTACAAGCAATGCGCCCCTGACTTGTGGGAGTGGATGGAACGTGCGAAGCTGTTGGGTCCCGATGGCCGTCCTTTGCGGGAGCATTTGCGCGCAAATGGTATCTTTGAGCTGGGGGCGTGTGACCCCAAAGCCAAGGGAGGTCCACTTGATGGTACTTTCGAGAAGCACATCCAAGAGGTTGAAGATGACTTTTGGAACAATCGATTCAAGGTCTACAGTGCGTGGAAGAAGAAGTGGTATGAGGACTACCTTGAGGAAGGTGGGTTTGATACGTTGACTGGTTTCCGGATTGAAGGGGCGTTCCGGCGCAATCAGGTTATCAACTACCCGGTGCAGGGCAGCGCCTTTCATTGCTTGCTGTGGACGCTCACTCGTCTGAATAAGTTGCTGCGCAAACACAAGATGAAGTCACGTGTGGTGATGCAAGTTCATGACAGCATGCTGGGTGACGTTTACATCAAGGAACTGAAGCAGTATCTCGATTTGGTGCACCAGGTGGTCAACGAAGACCTCCGCAAGGCGTTCAAGTGGATCATTTGTCCGCTTGAAGTTGAAGATGAGATCTGTCCTCCCACCGGTACCTGGTTTCACAAGTACCCATTTAAGTGGGATGGGATTGAGTTCGGCTTCACCCCCAAGGGCAAGGACGACAAGGTGAACACGGAAGACGTGGAGCAGTTTCTCGAGATGCTAGAACATAACATGAAACCATCATGAGCGACGAACTATACAAAGAATACCGACCCACTTCATTCAAGCATGTCATCGGACAGGATGAGGCGGTCAAAATCCTGCAGGGCTTTTTGAATGAAGGCTCCATGCCGCATGCGATGCTCTTTACGGGTCCCAGCGGGGTGGGTAAGACCACGTTGGCTCGCATCCTGCAGAAGGAGCTGGAGTGCAGCGACCAGGACTTTGATGAGAAGAATGCAGCCAACTTCCGGGGCATCGACACGGTGCGCGAGATTGCGCAGCGCATGCATCTGCATCCAATAGGCGGCAAGGTGCGCATCTATCTCATCGACGAGTGTCACCAGCTGACCAAGGATGCGCAGAACATGCTGCTCAAGATGCTGGAAGATACCCCGAAGCACGTTTACTTCATGCTGGCAACGACCGACCCGGTCAAAGTGCTGCCCACTATCAACACCCGTTGCACGGAGATTCGGTTGAAGGCGATGAAGCCAGCGGCGCTGCAGGCCGTGGTGGAAGACATTGCGGACCTCGTGCGCTTTGACCTTTCGAAGGAAGTATGTACCAAGATTGTCGAGCACTCGGAGTCCAGTGCGCGCAAGGCGCTGGTGCTGCTCAACGCTATCCTGTCAATCAAGGACCCAGCGGAGCAGATGAAGTCCATTGAGGACAACGACCATCGGGCCGCGGCAATTCAGATTGCACGGCTGCTGATGAATCCCAAGACGCCGTGGTCGGAAGTGGCGGCGCTGATCAAGACCTGCGATGAGGAGCCGGAGGCCATCCGCCGCTTGGTGCTGGGATACGCGAGCAGCATTCTACTCAACAGTAGCAACGAACGCGCCTTCTTCCTGATGGACGTGTTCAAACAAAACTTCTATGACTCAGGTCGGGCGGGGCTTGTGCTGGCGTGCTACGCCGTGCTGAAAGACCGCCGATAATACAGGCACACATGGACTCAGACTGTCTCAAGATTGACGAACTGGAGCTGGACAAGGCCTGTCTCGAGCAGCCCCAGCTCTACTTCAAATGGTCGGCCAAGCTAGCCGATGCCAAGCTCTTGACTGAGGAGGCGCGCAACAACTTCGAAGTCGTGAAGGCTGAGTCGGCGCGGGAGATTCGGAACAACCCAGCGAAGTTCAATCTGGAGAAGGTGACGGAAGGGTCGGTGGCCGAGGCCGTGACCAACCACCCCGACGTGAAGCGGGCACAAGGTGAGCTGTTTGATGCACGTCATCATCAGGATGTCATAGCAGCGATGGTCATTGCCATTGAGCAGCGCAAGTCGATGATTCAAGCCTTGGTCAACTTGCACGGTCAAAACTACTTTGCCGACCCTCGTATTACTCGGGAAGGACGTGAGGCCGTGGAGGATGTAACAAAGGACCGGGTCCGTCGTTTGGGCCACAGACTGGAAGACCGGTCCACTGCCTAGCATGCATCCCCTCTTCATAGTTGCTTTGTCTTGTGTGGTTTTGCCCATTTTGATCTACTTCTGCGCCAAGGCCGCATCGTTTGGCTGGACCAGCGGGAAGCGGGTCTGGGCTGAGCACCAGGAGCGCAAGCAGATGAAGCTCTTTGAGTCGTCAACCAAAAACAAATAACCACCATGGGTAATTACAGTTACTCTGACGCCCGCAAACGGGCCGACGAGCATGATAGCTTCGACAGCAAGTATCTCAAGATGCCGAAGGGAGTGAAGCCCTTCAAGGTCGACAAGGAGGGGGTGTACCGGCTGGACTTCATTCCCTTTGTGGCGTTGAAGGGTAACCCGCACGCTGACGCCGGTCAGCTGCACTACGAGCGCACCATTTTCGTGCATCGGGACATCGGTCCCAACAACGACACAATGGTGTGTCCCAACCGCACGTTCGGTCTGCCGTGCCCCGTGTGCGAGTTCCAGAAGAAGCTGAAGAGCGACGACGGCGCAGACGAGAAGCTCATCAAGGCCCTGTACCCCAAGGAGCGCCAATTGTTCCAGGTTGTCGATCTCGATACTCGGGACAAGCTGGTCCAGCCGTGGGACTACAGTTACCACCTGTTTGGCAAACTGCTGGACGCTCGCATTCGCGACCAAGACGAAGGGGACAACTACCATCTCTTCTATCACTTGGCCAAGGGTTTCACGCTCAAGGTTGGCTTCACGGAGGTCAAGCAGGGCAAGCGCACATGGTACGAAGCGGAGACCATCGACTTCAAGACTCGTGAGCCGTACGGTGACAAAATCATGGACGAGGGTTTTGACCTCGACGCCATGCTCATCACCGAGAGCTACGACAAGCTGAAGGAGCTCTTCTTCCAGGAGCCTGCCAGTCGCAAGCGTGACGACGACCGTCCGCCTGCACGTGACCGGGAAGAGCGTGCTCCGGACCGTGACCGGGGTGGTCGTGACGACGACCGTCGTAGTTCCCGTGATGATGATCGGGCACCGGCTCGCGACGATGACCGTCGTGGGGGTGGCCGCGAGGAACGCGAGCCGGCCTCGAGAACGGATTCCCGGTCACGGGATGACAGTCCCCGGGGTGGTTCTCGTGAGAGCGAAGACCGTCGCGGGTCGCAACGTGATGATGACCGGCGTGGGTCCCGTGACGAGAAGCCGAAGGAGGAGTTTGATGCTGACCGTGACCCTCCACCCAGCAACAAAGACGACAAGCCGAAGGATGACGACCGCCGGCGTGGGTCGCGGGAAGAGCGTGCTCCGGCCGCTGAACGGGGCACCCGCGAGCGTGAGCCTGCGGCTCGGGAAGAGCGCCGGGGTTCCCGCGACGATGACCGTCGTGGGGGTGGCCGCGAGGAACGCGAGCCGGCTGGGAAGGCGAAGGATGATTGGGACTGAGCTGCGACTAAAGTAACACCAAACCTGCAGTGGGCGGGGGACTACCCCGCTCCCGCCCACTTACATTTTTATGAGCGAGACTGAAGACATCAAGAAGCAGTTGAAGCGAAAGACGGTACAACCCGGTATCAAAGCTTCCGACTGCTTGTCCACGGGAAGCACTGCGCTGGACCTTGCCTGCAGCGGTAGGGCCGAAGGCGGTCTCATCAAGGGCAAGTACGTCTTCATCGTGGGGGACAGCACAAGCGGCAAGACGTGGCTCTCGCTGACGTGTGCGGCAGAGGCCAGCATCAATCCAGATTTCGAGGACTACGAGTTCTATCACGACAACGTGGAAGACGGTGCGTTGATGGACTTGGAGCGTTACTTTGGTTCGAAGATGGCGGCACGTATCCGGGCTCCCAGCTATGACGAGAAAGGGGAGCCGGTGTACAGTTCCACGGTGGAGAGTTTCTACTTCCACGTGGACAATGCCATCAAGCGCGCCAAGCGGTTGGCCCGTCCGTTCATCTATGTGCTGGACAGTCAGGATTCACTTACCAGTGACGCGTCCGACGAGAAGTTTGCGGAGCGCAAGGAAGCCTACGAGAAGGGTAAGGACACGGCTGGGAGTTACGGGGATGGCAAAGCAAAGGCCCATTCCGAGAACATCCGCCGCGTGCTCATTGGCCTTCGCGACACGGGCAGCATTCTCATCATCATCGGTCAGACCCGTGACAACCTGGGCATGGGGATGGACAAGAAGACTCGTAGCGGGGGCAAGTCGCTGCGCTTCTATGCCACGCTTGAAATCTGGACGTCGGTCAAGGAACGGTTGAAGCGCACGGTGAAAGGTGAGACCAAGATTGTGGGTGTCATTGTCGAGGCCCGAGTGAAGAAGAATCGCATCACAGGCAAGGACCGCACGGTCGAAATTCCCATCTATCACAGCTTTGGGATTGACGACGTGGGAGCCAATGTTGACTTCATGATTGACCACAAGGCGTGGAAGCCGGTCAAGAAGAAGAAGAGCGAGGAGGAGTCAAGCAGCTACGATGCCCGGGAGCTGGACTTCGAGGGCACGCGCAACCAAATCATCAAGCACGTTGAAGAGAACAATCTGCAGGAAGACCTCAAGGCGGCGATGCACGGCGTGTGGACCGAGATTGAGGCAGCGTGCGAACTGGATCGCAAACCTCGATACGCATGAGCTCAGTCTTCAAGCGCAATGACCTTGTGGTTTACATGGACGACAAGGACATGCCGCGGGTGGGTCTTATCACCAGTACCCGTGCGACCAAAGAGCATGTCCTCATCTACGAATTGGGGCGTCGCAATGAGATTCATGTTTCGCAGGTGCTGCGAGTGAACCGCAAGAAACCTCGAAATGCCTAAAGGTGTCAAAGACAAGACCCACAAGCGGGCAGGTGTGCTGTTTACTACGCATGAAGCACATGAAATGATGTGCAGGGTGTTCGATGGTCAGAAATCGCTGCGACAGCACTGCGAGGAGACAGGCCGAAGCTACCATGCGGTCTACACCAAGATTTGGAAAGTGCTTGGTAAGTATCGAGGTGAAGATACCTCCATTGTGATTTCAACTGAGCGGTCCGGTAGACGTTGGACGCAGTACGAGCTCGATTGCTTGGACAAAGCTCTGAAGTGGCATCAGGACTACGAATGGTTGGCCCATTGTTTCAAGCGTACGGCTGAAGAGGTCAAAGCGCGGGCACCAATTCAGCCGCCTCGAGGTGCTGGGTTTGGCTTCTCCGGATGAAGCACTTGATTTTAGACATGCACTTCCTGGCGTGGCGTGCGTTCCATAGCATGGGGCATTTGACGCATGAAGATATTCCCACTGGTGTCATCTACGGCATGCTGAAAGACCTGTCTATGCTGCAGTCGGACCACGACGCGGGTGCAGTGGCGTTCTGTTTTGATTCAACCGAGAGCAAGCGCAAGGCTCTGTTTCCCGAGTACAAGAAGCGACGGCATACTGAGGAGCATACTGAAGAGGAGACCAAGGCCCGGGCCGAGCTGCATCGACAGATTGACAGCTTGCGGGAGCAGTACCTGTTCGACATGGGCTTTCGCAACGTGTTCCATCAGGCGGGGTACGAGAGTGACGACCTCATTGCAGCACTGGTCAAAGCCTTGGGGCCGGACGACGAGGCCGTGGTCGTGTCCTCGGACAAAGACCTCTACCAGTTGCTTTCAGGGTCGGTCACAATCTACAATCCGAACAAGGGCAAGATTCGTTCGCTGCAGGGTTTTGTGAAGGACTATGGTATTCAACCTCGGCTCTGGGCCAAGGTGATTGCGATTGCGGGTTGCAAGACTGATGAGGTGCCGGGCATCCGCGGGGTAGGCACGACAACGGCGTTGAAGTACGTGCGGGGCGAGCTGCCAGCGATGTCCAAGAAGTATCAAGCCATTCAGAACGGCTGGGACATTGTGAAGCGCAACCGACGTCTCGTGGAGCTGCCATTTGCGGGTGTCGCACCTATGCACTGGTCTCCTGATGAGCTTGACGATGATGGGTGGAAGCGCGTGACTGACGCGTTGGGGATGAAGTCGATTCGTGAACGCATGCCTTGGAGGAAAATAAATGATGGACACCGAAAGCCTGCTAGCCCTCGAGGCTTCTTCTGACCAGTGGCGGCGACAATGCGACCTTGATTGGATGTGGTGGGTGTTCATGGTTGGCATGGACATAGATCGAATTGCGCAGGTGTTGGAGGTGCGACGCTTCGAGGTAATCAGTAGAGTTGATTCAATATTCTCGGGTGTGCACAAATGCACCATTGAGCAGGTCGACGCGCCTTGCATGGACCGACACATTTGGATTCCACGGCATGACAAGATACTGGTGCGGTTGAAGGAAGCAGGTTGCTCACTTGAACGTGCCAGTCGTTTGCTTGCTCGTAGTCCAGAGAAGGTGAAGCAACACATGAAACAACTCGCACATGGCTAAGGGCGGCACATTTGAACGGGAGATATGCCATGCGTTGTCGCAGTGGTGGAGCGACGGGCAGCGTGATGATATGTTCTGGCGCAGTGCAAACAGTGGTGGGCGTGCTACCGTGCGCACCAAGAAGGGAAAAGGGACCTTCGGCAACTACGGCGATATCCGGGCGGACGATCCGGACGGACATGCGTTGCTTGAATTTGTGACGCTGGAGTTGAAGCGCGGGTACAACCGTTGCACCATTGCCGATCTGCTTGACCGATCCGGTCATGAGAAGTTGAAAGGCTTCGAACAGTTCTTATCGCAAGCAATCACGTCAGCTGACCAGGCGGGGTCTTACGGTTGGCTTCTCATTCATCGCAGGGACAAGAAGCGGGCGCTGGTGTACTTCCCGCGGCGGGTGTATGCTGCACTGGTGGAGGCGGGTGCCCCGTTGAAGGAGCTGGGGGCGCCACGCTGTTTGTTGCGTGCTGCAGTGCGTTTGGGTGGAGGCCGCGTCGAGCAGGTGACGTTTGCTGCACTGTTGCTGGACGACTTTTTTGGTGCGGTACGTCGCGAACACGTGTTCGCAGCGTTGAAAGAGTGCAGTTAGCACCAAACTTTGACAGTCCGTAAGTCGTTGGATACGTTGGGCTTATGGAACATAGGTTGAAAAGGCAACCTTTGCCCTTGTAGCGCACATCAAACTCTTCCAACGTGTGAGCATGAAAGTAACAGTCAAGTTTCTCAAAGGGACCGGGACTTGGGCCATTTTTAAGGGCTCAAAAAACTGTGGCAGTAACTTTATCAAAGCGACCGAAGCTGTGTCAGCTGCTAAGAAAAAGTTCCCGGGCAGTGTTGTTGTTCTCAACAATGGTTTTGCCCCAGCGGAGCAAGCGAACATCAATGCGCTGCTTGAAAAAGCGTGTCACGCACGCAACAAATCTTAACCGACCATGAAAACCAATCAGAATCCCAGCACCGAAATATCGGTGCCCCGCGTGGTGACCGTTGCTGCGCAGTGCTATCGCACCTGGCCCAAAGCCAGTCGAAATGCCATTGTGCGCTGCAATATGCGCAGCGCCGTTAATGCTGCCAACTTCAACTCCCGCTTGCCGAACCTTCGGCAGGTGCTGGGCTACTAACCTACCATGAAAAACGAAACACCCGCTCCGGCCGCAAACAGCGACATTCTCAACAAGGTTGAGGCGCTGCTGAACAAGGCCGGGAATCCCGCAACGAGCGAGGCCGAGGCCAAGCTCTACTTCGCCAAAGCGGCGGAGCTGATGACCAAGCACGGCATTGAGCAGCACCAGCTCGGCCAGACCAAAGACGATGGCGCTGACAAAGTGGAGGAGGTCGGCATCAACAAAGCGTGGCGCACGGAGCGACCGACTCACTTGTACGTGCGGTTGGTTATCAAGCACTGTTTCCACGTTACGGTGCTGCGCTACCGGGTTCCCGGTTTGGTTGTGCGCTACTCGCTGGTCGGCACCAAGGAGGACTGTGCGTTTGCGGCCTATGCGTGGGACGTATTGAACGACACCTTCCTGCGCTTGTGGAACAAGTACGCGGCGGACTACAGCCAGCCGCGCATCCCCAGCGTGTGGAACAGCTACCTAGCGGGGTTGCAGGCTGGGTTCTGTCGCGCATGGGACGACGCGCAACGGGCCGAGATGAAAGTGCAGCACGCGGAATCCTTTGCGTTGGTGCTGGTCGACAAGGACAAGGCCATTGCGGTCTACTGCGAGGAGGCCAAGGTGAAGACGGTCAGCAACCGGCGGGAGAACAGCAATGCTCACGCTTTCGTACGGGGTGCGACGGACGGCCGGACCATTCGCTTGCACAAGGGCATTGAAGGTGGAGATAATAATGGAGCGCGCATCAAATGACCTCCCTCGAAAAACTGGCTAAGATGGAAAAGGAATTATACGACATGACGTTGCTGATGACCGATGTCGTGCGCGATGCAACGCAACACCGCCCCGGTCTTTCGGCTGCTCTGCTGCTGCTCGAAGCTCAGCGCACCCTCTGTTTGGCGGCGCTCACTGTTCACAATGCGACGGAGGCCTTGCGATGAGACGTCCGAAGAAACAGCCGCCAAAGCAGGTCGGTCGATACGACTTTATCTGTGAGAAGTGCGAACGCACGCACACGGCTTCGGTCTATTGCATTGCGCAACAGGCCGGCGGTCATGACATCAGGTTCACTTGCGACTGCGGCCACAATTTCATTGTCCCAATCTTTCCCAATGACTGACGAAGAACACAAGCTCAAGCTCAAGCTCAAGGTGCTTTGGGCATGGGCCGAGCGTCACGGGTACAAACGGATCTCGGGTGGACGTTATGAACGGGACCGCGTGGGACCGGGAGGCGGCATTTGCAGCGACCGTTTGGTAGTGGACCACGATGTGGTGCGCTACGAATGGGGGCAAGCCAAGCCACCGTACGGCTGGGACTCGCAAGTGGAAGGTTGGCTGAAGGATATTGTAATAGACCCAACGACTGACAAACTCACAGGATTCGAATGAAGACAACTCCCCAGGTGGGCGCTTGGTTGCGACAGCACTCGCACATCGAGGCACAGACGCTTCGTGCGTATCGACGCGGTCTCGTGCACGGTGCTTTCTGGGTCACGGTGCCCTGGCTTGGGCTGTTGGCTGTGGTACTCTACTCATATTTCAAATGAACAAATCAGACGATTTCGACGACGAACGGGAACCGCTCGTACCGAAAGGTCCGCTGCAGATGACGCAGGGGCAGTTCGAGAAGGTGATGGCCAAGAAACCGTTTGTGGCGACGTGCCCCACTGGCTTCTTCAACCTGCGCGTGGCCGACCATCCGGTCATCATTGTGGACCGTCGCGATGATGGGAACTGGCAGGAGGTGTTGGTGTATGACCGGGAACTGCGCTGCAGCATGCACGTCAAGTGTAGTGCCATCACACCAGCGGACGACGCGGCGGCGGCAATTGAATTTCTATCTCGACTCAAATGAACGCAACCCACGAACGACAGGTCTTTGAGCACGTCGGCTTCTTTGAAGAGGTGATGAACGTGCACACGGGGAACTGCCTTGGAACCCGCCTTGTTCCTGAAGACAAGGACCGACCCTGCGGCTACCACGGTCAACGTGAGATGACGCTGCTGGCACCGATTCAGATTCAACGGGGTCATAAGACCATAACAGTGCAGGCCAGCAAGCAACGGCCGCTCACTGTGCGCACTACCTACCAGTTTCTTTGCGGGAGGATGATATGAATAAAACCAATCTTATGGACATCGAACAAATCACCATCGCTCAGGCGCGCTCACTTGTGGCGCTGTTTCAGAATCCCTCAACTGGCATTGCTTCGCACCCGTTTGAAGTTGGGCAAAACTATTTCATCCGCACGGTGACACACCATTACACGGGGAAGCTGGAGGTTGTGTTCCCGGGAGAGCTCGTGCTTTCGACCGCCGCTTGGATTGCGGATGATGGTCGCTTCTATCAAGCAGTCACGAAAGGTGAATTTGCTGAAGTCGAGCCCTATGGTGCAGACCAACGTGTAATCGTTGGACGCAGTGGTATTCTTGACGCGGTCAAAATTAATAACCTCCCTACCTCGCAGAAATGAATGCTGCAATCCTAGCTGGGGGCTGGTCGCGGTCGGGGTCGGGGTCGTGGTCGCGGTCGTGGTCGTGGTCGGGGTCGCGGTCGGGGTCGCGGTCGCGGTCGGGGTCGCGGTCGCGGTCGCGGTCGCGGTCGTGGTCGGGGTCGCGGTCGCCTTAATCTTGATGTTCTTCCTCTTTGGATACACCCCGTTCGACCTTCCACACATTCATGTGGACTCGATTTTCTGGTCGCTCGCGGATGCGCAGAGGGTAGACCAGAGACGTGCGGTGGGGACGCGACGGTTCGCCAACCGCCATGACGCAGTTCAAACCATCTACTTCAGGTGCAGGCTTGGTCCCGGCGCGGGGTAAGCCCGCATGGGCGAACGATGTTCATTGTGCCAACTGCGTCTATCGAAGAGACTAAGCCGGATGCAGCACTCCAGAGAGAATCAAGGACGCCTGGATAAGGGTTCGGTAATGTGAACCTAGATCACACGCCAAGTGAAACGCAGGACAGCCGGTATCTGGGAAGGGCAATGAACTAGAACGCCTTAGCTATATCTGAAGGTGAATTAAGAATGGAACCCCGCTACCAATCCCCAAACGAAAGGTGGCGGGGTTTCCTGCTGATAATTGGGAATGGACTTGCGCACGCATGCTGATGGCACACCAAAGGACCCTCGGCTTTCACCAATCTGGTATGCCGTGTGTGCGCTTTTTCTCGTGCCGTTTGCGGCGGTGCTTGCGCTTGTGTGCACAGTGGGTATGGTGGTGTGCTGGCCGCTGTTGCCCTTCGTGATGTATTTCCACCGCAAAGAAGAACTTGCCAAAACACCATGGACCCCACCGAATCGAATGACGCATCACGTGCCAAAGAATTATCGAAGCTCTTTGGAGGAAATGTGCTGAGCGAGAAGCAGCAAGTGCAGCTCGCAGCCAAGAAGCTGGCTGAGTATCGAGAGAAGGACAAGTTGGTCCCGGGAGGTCTTGTTACCAATCCCCAGCAATTGCCTCGAGATGGAAACTGAGCTGGAGCGGCTGCAGAGGGAGAATGCTGTGCTGCGGGCGTTGATAGCCCGGGTGCCGGGTGCAGCGTGCGTCTACTGCGGTCTGACTGATATCAGTCTGTGCCGGCTGGGCTTTCCGGGTTGCAGCCAAGCTGACGACATTATGTGCGGCGACGATGAGATGATGAAGCGGCTGTTGGCCGAGAACAGAGAATTGAAGAGGCAGGATCTTCGTTCGTGTTCGATATGTGGGTTAACGGTTGATTTGAGCAAAGGACACGTCGCACCCAATCTAGATTTTTCGATGCAGGGCCGCACAAAAAAATTCGGTATCAAAGAAGACATTGAAGATATGAATCGGGCGGGCGGGGTGCACACACCAAGAGGGTCGAAGTTGAAGTTCAAACCGCCTGCCTTGCTCGACCCTCCCGTATGAGTGACCGTGCTTGGTACTTCTTTTGGTACGGCTGGGTGTTCACTGCACTGGTGTGGATGACCTACCGTGTGCGTGTGCGCCTACTGCAGCTGAAACTCAAGTGGGGGTTCAATTACTACCACCGCGTGGCGTTACGCTGGGAAGCTGTTGCGTGGTGCGGGGCGTGGTGGTCGCTGTGGTTGTTCTGGTTTTCGTGGCGTTGACCCAGGGTGCAGACCGATTTGTTTGTAGCAGCACCACACTTTGACAGTCTGTAAGTTGTTGGATATGTTTGGCTTACAAAACACAGGTTGAAATGACAGCCTTTGCCCTTGTGCTGCAAAGCAAACTAACCCAACTTGTGAGCATGGAAGCAACAAAGCAAAGCAGCACTGGATCTCAAGTAACCACACTCAAGCTTCAAGCACACACGCATATGAAACTCACAGTCAAAGAAATTGCAATGCTGTCCGACATTATCAACAGCGAGTACCAAGACGGGAATCCGGTTGATAACCACGTTTGGCTCGACTACGTAGTCGATTCAAAGAGCCGGGGTGGGGTACTGACCTCCCTGCAATCAAAGGGGTTGGTTTCAGTGAACATCGTTCCAATGAGCAAAAGCGACAACCGTCACAACGGAATTTCGGACAGCACTATTGCCATAACCGCGCTTGGCTTTACAGCGTATAGCACGAACTGAAACCTCAACACACCACCACAATGATTATGCCAAACTTGATGACACACGCTGCGAGCTGCTTTGCATGGGATTTCGCAAGCGGCATTGTCGATGCAAGCGACCTCGGGTTTACCGCTGGGAAGCTCCCCTTCGCGCAAGTGTATGATGATGCAGCTGACTTGGGCTTTTACATCTACAGCGCCAAGTCCGACCGTCGGCTGTTGTTCACGCTGCTGACCGAGCTGCGCGATGGCGAAGGCGAACTGTCAGGCTGGCGCTTTGCACACTACGCACGCGGGGAGCGGGTCCCCATGTTTACGGTCACAATTTTGAACGACTGAGCAACGCAACTATCAACCACACACTACAATGGAAACCGCATATTACATGAGTCAGTACGCGAAGGTCTGGACCCCGGTCACAGTTATCAACGAGACCAAGACCCAGATCACGGTCGCAATTCCGCAGCACGACGGCACAGTGCGCGAGCAGAAGTTTTGCAAGAACAAGAGCTACAGTGGCAACTACCGCGACCCGCGCGACCTGTCGCAGGACACCTACAGTGGACACGGAGTGCGCAGTAAGCTGTCCCCGTGGGGTGTCGACAGCTACGACCGCAACCGGACGACCCTGACTTTCGACGCGGAGCGTGCGCTGGTGCACAATGCCGAGCACGACGAGCAAGCCGCACTGGACCGGGAGGGTGGACCGCTGGTGGAGCAGCTCGAGAAGCAGCTGAAGAGCATGTTTTGGCAGGGACGCTTTCAAGGTGGCCGTGCTGCGCTTGCACGCTTGCACGCTGCGGTTGCTGCGATGAAGACCGAAGAGAAGGCCGACTGAAACTTCAACCAACTACGACCATGACCAACCTGGAAAAAGCCAACGAGGCACTTGACGGAATTATCTCGAGCGTAGTGCGCTTGCGCAAAGGCCTGCACGAAAAACCCGAGCAGGCTGATGTCTACCATGGGGAGCTGGCCAAGCTGGAAGATCAGTTGGACGACATAGTGATGGCATTCGACTGAGACCCGCTGTTTTTACCAGAACCGGTCCCTTTGCTGGGGCCGGTTTTTCTTCATCTAGCGCGCTTCCGCTGCAAAACAGCCCCCAGCATGCATCCAGCCTCGAGATCTCTGCGCTAGGTGAAGCTTTGGGCGTGACAATAGGGGTAAAAATGGACCAAAGACTTGAACAACTGCTGACCGAAGCGTTCATGCGCATGCGGGCCGAGGCGATGCTGCGCCTCGAGTTGCTGGTGGCAGTCACACCCAACGATGAATGTGGTGGATGAACTGAAGAGGGCGCTGGAAGTGATGGGGTCCCCGCCGCTCACTGCCGAACAAGAGCAGGCACTCCGTGCCATTTGTGAAGAGGAAGTGGAGTGCGACACCAACGAGACGGACACGGGCGGACGCGGTTGGGTGGACCGTGATGGGAATATGGAGCGAAACGGGTGAACACGACCGCCCCACCGTGTCTTCCCACTGTTCAAAATAGTTGACCAACCACACCCTCCCGGTCCACACGCACAAGACAAAGCTAAAAGAGATGCCGCCTCCAAACAAGAAATGGAAGACCGAATTTGCAGTCGATGCGGCCCTGATGGCCTATGCGGGCGCAACGAACGTGGACATAGCGAAAACCTTCCTAGTTGAGTACGACACTTTCCAGAAGTGGACCTACAAGCATGCAATCCTCAAGCATGCCCTGGACACAGCTAGGGCAAAGGGTCGACCGAAGACGGAGACGTTTTTGGAGTACGTCCACGGTAACCTGTCACCCCCCATGAAAAAGCTGTGGGACGACCTGCAATTTTGGAGTGATCACGACAACGCAGTCGTCAAGATAGAGGAGCTGTTGTACCCCCACGGAGACCGGGTGCGTCAGCACTTGTGGCTCCACGCGATGATCTACTGCGGCTTCCACACCGACGCAGCGTGTCGCATGGTCGCAGTCAGCAAGGGTGCGATTGACCGCTGGCTGGCCGAAGACAACGATTTTCCCAAACTGCTCGCGGAACTGGAGTGGCACAAGAAGAACTATTTCGAGAACGCGATGGTCGACTTGGTGGGCATGCGCGTGTTCCCCGCCGTCATTCACGCCAACAAGACCGTGAACCGAGACCGGGGCTACGGTGAGAAGATTGAAGTAGCGCACACGCACGATCACACCCACAAGGTGTTCATTGCGACGATGGACAAGTTGAAGCTCCCACTCGAGACCCGTCTCCAGATACGTGATGCCATGCGGGCCCTGCGCGAGGAGACCGGTGAAGACGATATTGAGATGGAAGAAACTGGAACATGACCGAAGAACCTTTCAACGCCAAGCACCTGAAGTTCGTCATAGCCCCGCCCAAGCCGCGCACAAAGGTTTGGTGGGTAGTGCAGCGACAGTCCGACTTCCAACTTGGGTGGATTGGATGGTGGGGCACGTGGCGTCGGTACAGCTTCTTCCCCAAGCCCGATACCGTTTACGAAGTGGACTGCTTGCGCGACCTTGCCAACTTTTGTGAGCAACAGACCAAAGCCCATCGCGAGATGCGAAAGGCGGAACGTGAACATAGGGACACATGACCCCGTTCAAGAACAACCTGCAGAAGGGCGACACAGTGATGCACGCCGATACCAAGCGTCCGGGCAAAGTAGCGTTCCAACCGGGAGAGCGGAACCCCAAGGCCTGCATCGTGTGGCAGGGTACCCAGTCACCCCAGTCAACCGACATCATGAAGCTGCGGCTGTGCGTGAACGGGGTCCCCGAAGACGTGCCCCCGTGCGATGGAGTGCCACCGGAGGAACCAGTGGAAGCACCGAACGGGCATGCGACCACTGTTGTTCGGGTGACTGCTACCCAAGGTGAAGACAAGGTGTTGGCGGCGTTGCGCGAAGAACGGGACCGAGTGGTCGCAGACATGGTTGCGCTTGAGGGTGTGTTCAAAGTCAAACGCGCCAGCAAGGAACGCCTCGAGCAAGCCATCCTGGTGTTCACCGCTCCACCCAAACCTGTCATCAAGCCGTGAACATGCGACGTATCGAAATAGGCATGGGTTGGAAGAAGGTCCCAGCTGACGGCCAGACGTGTCTCTGTTGTGACGACAAGGTCTACATGGGCGAGCCGCTGGGCTTGGTGTGCGTGATAGACCTGACCCGGGTGGAAGCAGTGGGTGACGTAGTGCTTTGCCCGAGCTGCGCGGATATCTCTGGAATACTTCCAAACATCGAATGACCTTCTCCATCACCATCACGGCTGAGCACAAACTGCCCACTGGCACTGTAATCAAATTCGAGGAGAAGGTGAACCAGCGTGACTTTGTGATGCGGCCCAAGGAAGTGGTGGAGGACATTCACCGCCTGCTGCGGCATCGCGTGATTGCGAAAGCCAAAGAGATTGGAGTGCACGTAACATGAACGATACGAACGTCTACGTCATCTGTTTCCTGGGTTGGGCCACGGCTGCAGTCTTGTGGGCCACTTTGGTGGTGCATGCTCGCATTCACCGTCTCAAGGTACGGTTGCTGGAAAACGAAGTGGAGGAGATGGGGAAGCAAATGCGAAAGCACATGCCGATACCGCAGGACGAACCTGACGAACCTGACAAACGTGCTCTGCTGGACTTCGACCGGGACCCTTCAGTGCCAAAGCCTCCTCTGACTGATACCTTTTCCAAATACCGTGCGCTAACTGATAGTCAACGTGCTGAGTGGGACCGGTTAGCTGTCAAGGGAAGACCCGGACAAGTGGGGGTCGAGGATCCTGGTAGCGTGGTGGGTTGGAAGTGGGTAGATGACCCGAGCCGAGGGCCGTAGATGAAAAGTGAGAACATTCAAGACCTCGAGCAGACCCTCATGATAGGTTGCACGAAACCTTTGCCTGCTGTCGTGCTGCAGTCCCGGGCTCGGGCCGGCCTTTGCTTCAGGGTGGCTGAGCTGACAGGTGAATTGCCTGATGAGTTTTGGGGGGTAGATACTGATCGGATCTTAAACATCTGGGCACATCAATTAGTCAAGGGGCGATGCGTGGTTATGACCGTTTGTGACTGCGGTTGCGGCGGCGTGCAGATGTGTCTCACGAAGGACAAGACAATAGGTGGATGAACAACGACCCACTACCAGAACTGGCAATGTGGAAGGCGTGGCAGGAGAAGGTGAAGGCGAGTCTGCCCAACTTCTGCGCTGACACGATTTACGTGGAACAGATGAGCCCACCTGAATCTGAGTTCAAGGAAGTGCTGGAGTCCTTGGGAGAACGTATCAAAGCCGACCCCGTTGCGCAGGTGCGGGACTACCAGTACGGCGCACGGGTGGTGGACATTCCGGGCTTCGGTCCGGTCACGCGCATGTGGCTGGACGCGCAGGTGGAGATTGACTTCCTGCGTAGGGGTGGGCCGAAAGAATGGATGCTGGGAAATCCCAAGCCGAGTGTCTTCGAGATTGGTGGGGGTTATGGACGGCTGGCGGTGGAGCTGGCCCCGTTGATCGGAGAGTATCTGATGGTGGACCCCGTGCCCATCAGTGTGCAGTTAGCGCGTGTCTATACGCAGCGGCACGCGGCTAGAGACCCCTTGAATATCATGGTGGCAAACATTTCGCAGTATCGGGAATTGAAACCTGAGCTCGTGGGGCAGTTTGATCTCGCCATCAATATCCACAGTTGGAATGAGTGCAGCATCCAGAACATCGCAGCCTGGGTGAATGAGCTGCGGGGCCTCAAGGTGTCCTACCTGTTCACTGTGTCACACGGCAGCACAGTGCAGCCCGCCCGCGGTCCAGAATATCGTGCCTGGGGTCGGGGCAACTGGAAGGACCTGTTGCTGTCATCAAGCTGGGAACTGGTTGCTGAAGAAAACATCGGTCTGGGCAAGCATCCGCATGCTCTGTGGCGTCGGCTATAGATACACGATGACACCTACCAATATCACAAAGGAGCAAGCAGTCGCCGCACTTGCCCTGCCCCGTAATGGAGCAAGAAGTGTTCAGATAGACGGACAGTTCATTTCAGTGTGTGCGCTCAATCGCATAGTTGCTGCCGCAAACGGAAGTGAAAGACCGCCCCCGCCTCCGGTTCTACCCAAGGAGGAGAAGTCGCCTGCGCCTGTTGTTAAGCCTCTCGCGCCCCTAATTGCGGAAGGGATCGAGCGTCCGCCGCGATTGGGCGCGAAAATCTCTCTAGCGGATGGAACTTACGAGGGGGATCTCACGCTGGAGCGTTTGCTGGAATTTCGTGCCAAGCTTCGTACCGATTTAGAAATGCTGGACGAGCGGCTGTTGTTTTTGAAAATCGACGTACTACTGAAACGGAGGCTGGAGCCGGTGCGGCAGATGGCGGAAGTAGAGCCTCGTTGTGATATTGCGGCGGATGCGACCAAGATTAAGAACGACACTGCCAAGTTGCTTGCCGCTGCTAACCGGCTCGCTCAACGCGGCGTGCTTTAATCTTGACACTTTACATCCTGCCGACGCTGTGCAATTCCTGAACAGGTGCTAGACCTGCACGACGTATTCAATCCGACCTTAGACGAGATAGATGTCGTCCAGTCGATTTGCCGTGATAGCTTCTACGAGTTCGTCAAAGAGTTTTGGGAAATTATCATACCAGAAGAGCCGGTGTGGAACTGGCACATCAAATACCTGTGCGACGAGCTGCAGGAGGTGGCGGAGCGGGTGTTTCAGAACCTACCAAAAGAGAACGATGTCATTATCAACATCCCGCCTGGCACGACCAAGTCGACCATCTGCTCCATCATGTGGCCCGCGTGGATTTGGACCCGCATGCCCAGCGCCCGCATCATCAGCGCATCATACGAGCATCTGCTGGCGCTGAACTTCTCGAGGCGGTCCCGCGACATCGTGCTCAGCGAGAAGTACCAGCGCACCTTTAAGTTCAAGCGCGTGCTCAAGCGGCACCCCAAGTCAATGCGGTGGCATCGGAAGTGGGTCCCGTCTATCGACCCCGATGCAGTGCCTATCACGCTGAAGGAAGACCAGAACGCGAAGGGCTTCTACGAGAATATGGCGAAGGGCGACAGGAAGGCGGTAGGAGCGGGCGGGAACATCACGGGGTCGCACTCGCACTTCATTGTGGTGGACGACCCCATCAATCCCAAGGAAGCGGTCAGCCCGCCCGTGCTGAAGTCGATTAACGACTGGATGAGCGAGACGCTCCCTTCCCGCAAGGTCAACAAAGCGGTCACGCCCACCGTGCTCATCATGCAGCGCCTACACCAGGATGACCCGACGGGACACTGGCTGGAGAAGCGCAAGACTGGTATCAAACACATTTGTCTGCCGGACAAGATTCGGGAGTGCCTCAGCCCAAAGCATCTGGTGATCCATTATCGTCGCAACGGGGGCTTGCTGGACCCCGTGCGTCTCAGCCAGTCAATCCTGGACGAGCAGTTGCTTGAGCTGGGGAAGTACGGGTACGCGGGGCAGTATGAGCAGAGTCCAGTGCCCGCGGGCGGCGGGTCGTTTGACATGGACAAGATTCAATTTGGACGGCAACCGCATTGGACTGAATTCACGTCAGTCGTGCGATATTGGGACAAGGCGGGCACCAAGGATGCAGGTGCCAATACGGCAGGGGTGAAGCTGGGGAAGGACCAGTGGAAGCGGGTGTGGAT